CACCGCGGTTTCCAGGCCGAACCAGGAGAGCGCATCGGAGAACGCCCCCTGCAGGCGCATGGTGATGATGCTGCCATCCTCGCGCCGGCCAAGTATCAGATGCATCTGGGCCCGCTGTTGTTCGCCTAGCTCTTCCTCTTCCTCAGGGAAGCGCAGCTTGTTCCAGAGGCTCGCCAGAACCCAAAAGCCGGCCATCTTCATAACCAGCGGAAGGGTCTTCATGGTCACCGCGCCGGCCACCTTGGCGCCTCCGGCGGCCACGATCCTGGCGGCCCCCAGGGTGCCGGAGCCCTCTTCATACGGCAGGTTGCGCAGCAGGCGGACATATCGCGGCGCGTTGACCTCCATCCAGCTGTAAAACGGAATGGTGTGCGCCCGCATCCAGAGGCCGGCGTGCGTGATGTTGCCGTAGTCGCCCAGGAGCTCCCGGGCCAGCTTGGCGGCCTTGCGATCGTTGTCCACGATGCCGTCAACCTCATCCCGGTTGCTCGCGCCGTAGACGTTCTTGCCGGCCTCCAGCTGATCGCGGAAATACCGGAACGCCGCAAAGCGCAACAGGTTCTCCCGGAACTGGGTGAACTTTTTGGTGTTCTCCCAGTACTTGGCGATTAGGCTGGGGTCGTTGCCGGTGATGGCGTCCAGGCGCTGTTTGAGCGCCAGCTGACCGGAAACATCAGAAACCTCCTGGACCGACCATCCGGATCCCAGAACGCCCAGGGAATAGGCGAGCTCGATCTCTTTGCGCAGCGCCTCGCCCATGTCCTTGTTCTTCTGCCAGAACACCTCACTATCTTTTGAGAGGTCGGCGAACGCTTTCCAGAAATACTTGTAGAAGATCTCTGGGCGGTAGGCGACGACGATGTCCAGATCGCCGCTCATGTTGTTGAGGTTGTACTTGAGCACCCGCGGCGGCGAAAGCAACGTCCAGGACTTCCACCCGGACATCAGTTGCCTCGAGCGCTTGCTCATCCAATGGTCCTCATATTTCATGTCGTAGCCGTCGAGGGTCTTAGCCAAACCGACCGGGATGATCCATTCCGGGTTTTTGGCTTTGGCGAGAACCGTCTTGATCTTGTCGGCGTTCTCCTGGCCCAGGGTGGCCTCGCCCTCGTTGATCGCGGCGACCAGCCGGTCGGTGATCGTGAAGGCCTTGTACCAGCTCTGTCCCTTGCTCGGCATCCAGGTGGTGTACCCGGGGGGCATCAGGCTCTTGGGTGTTTTGAAGTTTTTCCCCAAGGTTTCCTTGATGAATTTCCGACGGTCGGCGATCGCTTTCATAATCATGCGGGCCGGGATGGATTCATCGTCGTTATCAGAATTGGCGAACTTGGCGATTTCCTTCATCCCCAGCTCGCCATCTTCGATGCCCTCGTCCACTTCGATCCCAAGGGCTTTGGCCAGTCGGGCGTACCCCTGGGCGATCTTGGAGCGGAACGGCATGGTGGGATCGAGCGCCCAGATCTCTTCGTTGATCGCTTTCAGCCGTGCCTTGTCGCCGGAGTCAAGCGGCTTGTTCGCCTGGATCTCCGCCTTCTCGCCGCGGAGCACCTCCAGGCGATCGTAATTCTCCTGGCCGCCCACGATCGCGACATAGTTGGCAAGCTTGGCCTCTTCGGCCAGCCGCGGGGTGATGTCGGCCCGGTCCTTGATCTGGTTCATGGTGTGCATGGTTTCGAGCTGGGCGATCCCCTGGGAGATGACCTCGAACTCGGCCTCGGCGTAGTCGGTGTTGTATTCGGCGATCGAACCGACGCGCCCTTTCTGCCAGCCCTTCTTCTGCATCCGGACGTCCTGGGATTTCACTCCCAGCCCGGGGTAGTTCTCCTTGTCCTCCTGGTAGGATTTGTATTCGAGCACCTGGTGATGGAAATACCGCTCATCGCCCAGAACGCTTTCATGCAGAAGGTCCGCTGCCACCAGGGCCCTGCGAAGCTTTTTCATAAAGGCTTCGCGCCGGCCCAGCGCCGCCTTGATCGCCGGATCCGCCGCGACCAACGCTTTCAGATAATCGCGGTAGGCCCGGGCCTTTTCCTCGGTGAACCCAAATGGCAGATTCTCGGGGTCGTCCAACAAGCCAGACTCACGGTCCTTGATCATGTCGTCCATGACCAGGCTCATCGTGAACACCTGGTACTGTTTAGGCTTGAGCCCGGAGATAATTTTCTCGAGGATCTGCATGGCCCGGCGAACGGAATTTTCACCGACGTCCTGGTGTACCCGCAAAATATCGGTGATCTGGCCGTCATCACCCGGATCCAGATAAGGGCGATGCCGCGAGAGGCTGTACCAGATATCCCTCGCGTTCTGCTTCAGACGCTGGCGGAAATTAGCAGGGACGATCCCCTTGCTTTCGCCCAGGGACTTTTTGATCTCTGGGTCCAGGCCGCCGAACGGATCCGCGGTCGTGTCCTCGTCGGTGGTGATGGAGGGCTGTCCCAGAACTGAATTGACGGCCTCGAGGTAGGTTTCCCCGGGGGGTCGGATCCGGCGCATACTGAAGAGCGGCATCCCCTTCTCGAGGGCCTTGGCGCGGAGCTCGGGCGGCAGGTAGAGAGAATGCACGACCTGGAAATCCTCCGTGTCAGCACTCTCGGCGTTTTCAGGATCGCCCATGTACAGCATCTCGGTGGCCACCCGGGCGTTGCCCCATTGCTTGCGATCAAAGAAAGCGTTGACGTCCTTGACCAGCCGGTCATCGTAAAATCCGACCATGCCGTCGTAACGCGGCAGGATGCGCCCACCGGTCATGTTCTCCCCGTTGCGCATGGCATCCCATATTTTGTTTGTCAAACTGTCTATGTGCTTGCTCCATTTTTCCTGCGACCAGTCGGCCTTCTCGCGGCCCATGATTTTTTCGACAAGACCGCGCAGCTGGCGCTTGCCGTCAGCAGCTGCTTTGTGATCGATGAATATTTTATCTCTGAAAGCTTCGCGGTCCATCCGCTCCTGCAGGTTGGCGAACACGGCCCCTGTAAATTGTTCATGGCCATCCACCTCCCAGCCCTTTCTGGCTTCCGGGTAATAATCTTCGTTGAGATGAACGGCAACGAATTCGCCCGCGCCCTCATCGAACATCGCACGGTATGTGCTGCCAATGCCTATTTGGCTGGGGTTTTTGACCGGGGAATAATAATACCCATCCGGCGCCGCAAAGTGGGTGGCCTCTTTACTTTTAATCAACGCATCTGAGGCCCATTTCCCCACTTGAGGTTTCCACCGGAAAGCGACCTCGCGGTCTTGTTCGTAGATGGCATCCGCCACGGTTTCAAGGGTCGGGAAAACCGTCGGCTCGGCAGGGTCATCAACATACCTCCAGTCGAATCTCTCAGAACCCCATTGGCCGTACTGCTGCAACCCGGTCGACCAGGAGATGGATTGATACCCGTTTTCGGCGGCCCACCTGACCATCCTCTTGATGGCCAAAAGGGGCCAGGTCTTTTGGAAGGGCGCTTCCGGAACGCTGGGCCCAAGGTTTGTTTCCAGGTGATTTTGGTTGAAACCTAGCTGGGCGGTTTCGAAGTTGGCATTTTTTTCATGCCAAAATTTAAACGCGTTAACACCCTCGAATGCTTCTTCGATACTGCCGAACAAAGATCGGTAATCGCGCATCCCCTCCATCCCAACATGGCGCGGGCGGATCTCGTCCTGCTGCGTCATGCTCGGATTAAAATAGGCAGTTGCGACAAACCCAGGGCCGTCCTGTTCGATTTTCACGATTACGCGCTTGCCGCCGCCCTTGATGGGAACGCTGAACCTTACCTCGTTGGCGGTAAACATTGTTTTTTTATCGGTTAGCCCATACATGGGATTCCCGTTGTGGAAATATTCAATGACCAAATTTGGAATGCTGCTAAGCCTGGTCGTGACGATTGCGCCTGGCCCCCTGTACCGCGACTTGCGCCCCTTCTGGTGCCAGTCGCTTTGGATCTCTTCGATGAAGAGCCGGGAGCCTCCGTTCAAATCGGGCCGCTCGGTAAGGCGAACATGGACGACGACATTCTCCTCGTCCCAATGGCTGCGAACGAACTTCTCGCCCAGGCGCTCTTCGGTATCCGCGCCGGGGTCTTTCATGTAATCCTCGGAATCCGCTTTGTTCCCGGTGAAACGGACAACGCCATTCTGGTTAATGACGTCATACATCGGGTGCCCGATGAAATCGGTTTCTTCCTGGTTGAGCTCGAGGCGCCAGCCGCGGGGGCTCGGCCGCGGAATGATCAGCAGCAGCTCACGATAGCTGACCGGGGTGTTCATCCCCGAATTGATTCCCTGGATATAACCAGCGTACTTGGCAGGGTTGTAAACTTCTTTAAGTTGTTCATTGAGAGTATCCGTAACGTCGCCCATGGCGTCTTCGTAAGCGCTATAACGGGTAGACCACGTTTTGGCCACGCCGTCTTTTATTTTGGTCACCGCCCAGGATAGCTCGCCGTAATTCAATTTTGGCTCGATCACAAACAGCCCATCCGGAAGGAGCGCTGAAAACGTGGGGCCCATGCTGTCGGCCAAATCCCATTCAGCCTCTTCGTAGTTTATGATGGCCTCTCCAAAGCGGTTCCGGAGAGCGTCATCGACAGATAGTTGCCCCAGGGTGGCGTTTTTTCGGGCCTCTTTTTTTATGAACTCAACGATTGCCATTTGGTCATCGTCGAGAAGCTGGATGATAATATCTGAACCTTCTCCGATGTTCATGTATTCCAGTATCGGGTTAGATTTCCCCCAATCAATATAGTGGGTGCCGTCATCCTCTGGCGGCTTAATGTCATATTGCCCGTAAATTTCCTTGGGAATGCCCACCTGATGAACCGTTTCCACCACGCGGATGTTGCTGTTTGCCAGGTATTCGAGAATATCCTTGGTGGTCATCTTCTTGCTGGGATTCAACGCAATGTATTCGCGCAGTCCGGACCAGTCGACCTCTTCCTCCTTGATATCGCCCTTCTTGGCCCAGGCGTTGACCGCTTTCAAAATCTGGTCCACCGGGCCCGCCAGCTTGCGCTCTTTGATCACTTCCTCCATCTGCGAATAGAAGGGGCTCGGTCGCACGTTGCGCATGGAAAACAGCGGCATCCCCATTTGGACCGACCGCAGCTTGATCTCGGGGGTGATGGCGAACGCCGGGACCGTTTCGAATTTTTCTCCGCCCTCAAGAGGATGTAGCAGCTTGAACGCCTCGGGGTAATCGCGTTCAATTACTTTGTGAATCAATACCCCATTCAGGTTGCGTCCATTTTCGATCGATTTCGCGAACTCTTTTGCCTCTTTCCAGTTTTCTTTGTAGGCCGCATCATCGGATGGCTTTCGGTTCATGGCCTCAGAGCGGATGGCGTCGGCGATCTCCGCACGCTCTGTCTGGCTGTAGTCCCATTTGACGAATTCTTTTTCGCCGATCGGAATCCTGAGGGTTCCCACCCGGGCCTTTCCCCAGGCCGGCCGGTCGAAGAAACGATTCATTTCAGCTGGAAGGATCCGTTCATAAAAGCCGACCATGCCCTCGCCGCCGATGTCCAGGTCCACGCCCTTGAAGCTTTCGTACCCGGCCTCCACGCCCTTGAGTTTTTCCACCGCTTTTTTGGTGAGCTCCTTGCCGATGACCCCTTCCATCTTTTCTGGAGTAAGGTTGTCAAAAGTCTTGATAGGATTCAGCGTGCCTTTTTCGTAGGCCCGCACTTCATATCGGCCGCCTTTATCTTTTCGGACCATCACTTCGCTGATCCGCGTGCTCAACTTGTAGCGGTCGGCCTGCATCTTGCCGGTGGTCCAGGCCACCTGGTCATATCCGTTTTCAGCCGCGTAGCGGATAATCCTTTTCATCGCCAACATGGCCCAGCTCCCCGTGTCTTGCACAAAGGGGCCGGCCGGAATGCCACGCCCAAGATTCTTATTGTTCTCTGCTTGCAGCTCTCTCAAAACCGCTTGAGCTTCAGGTGTTCCGTTGGTGCCCTCATCAACAAACTTAAACCATTGCGCCTGCAAGGCAGCTTGTTTGACAGGATCGAAACCTTCTTGCTGGAATCCCTCCTTCCGCCCCTTTTGCCCCCAATCGCTTTGAACCTCCTGCAGGAAAAGGACTTTAATCGGAGGGGTGTATGGCGTGCCGTCAGCGGATGTGTAACGCTCGTCGAAGCGAATGTGAGCCAGAATATCTGGTTCCTGGTAGTGTGTGGAGCGGAAAGACTCTCGGTCTACAAGCTGTTTTTTCTGGTTACTGAGCCGATCAAATTCTGCATCATTACCGCTTTTCGCGGCCTCTTTCATTTTTCGCGTTAGCTCTCTTCTTTCTGCTTCATAGCTCTTTGCCGGCAACAGCAGCAGCAGCTCCCGGTAGCTTCCTTTTTTACCGCCGGGTATATTCAAATCAGGTGCTTTGTCGGGACCGAAAACGGCTGAACTTTCATCGCGCCTGACGGTATCGGCCACAATCTCGATCAGCCGCAGATCTTCTTGGGGAACCATTTCGAGCTCTGCAAGATTTGACCGGTAATCGCTCAGCGCGATGAGGGTGGAGCCGTATTTTCTCGGCAACATAATTTCGTTGGGGTAGGGCTCGCCATCCATGTTCTCCGAATATTCGATGGCGTAGCCGCGGTCCTCGAGCTCACCGATCGCCTCCTGGGCCGCCGCGATGGATTCCTGATCAAAAGATCCTTTGAGCACCTCCTCCACCCGGATGTTGTTTGTGGCCAGGTAATCGAGCACCTGGCGCTTGGTGACCTTGCCGGTTTGCTCGGCGGCCCAGTTCTCGATTCCGGACCACATCAGCTCGTCGCGGCTGATCTGTCCAGACCGGACATAGCTTTCCAGCAGGGGCATCAGATCGCCTGCAGGTACGCGCCCGGGCATCTTGTCCGCGATGTGCGCTTCCATCCGCGAATACCAGACGGGACCAGGGGCCGACTCTGGCCGGCGCATAGACGCCTTGAGGTCGGGGGTTCTGCCGATCGCCTTGAGGGCCTTACCCATTTCGATCGTACCGCGGCGGGTGAGCTCGGCGAAATCGGTCCCGGTGTGGTAGGAGCCATGGGCGCAGGTCGACTGGCAGGTTTGACAGGCGTCCTTGCTGGCGGAGATCCCGCAGCAAAGCGAGGAAGGATCTTTGCGCAAATGGCCGGCGAGAACGCTGAAGATCTTTTCCTGGTCGGCAGGCTTGTAGTTCGCCTTGATGTATTCCTCTACCTTGGTGTAGGGCTCCGACTCGCCGGCCTCGAGGCTCGCCTTTTCCTTTTGGCGCAGGATCCGCCATTCGCCGTCGACCTTGCGTACCGCGATCTGATACTTGAAGTTAAGCGCGTTGGCCTGGGTGATTGGAGCCCCTTCGATGTCGGACCACATCCCCGGGCGCAGCTTGGCGTGCATCCAGGTCTGGAGCACCTCCGGCATCCGGAGGGCGTATTCGGCGATCTCCTTGGGCGTGGCCACCACGACCCTCGGTAGGAACTTCAGCTTGGGATACTTTTTCGCCAGGCCCTTCAGTTGCTCCCAGCTGTAGCCGTATTTGCGGAACACCTTCCCGTTGAGAACTTTAGCCTCGCGGTGGAATTCCTTCTTGATGGTGTCGGCCGCGCCCTGCAGGTCGCCGGCGTTGATCTTGTCGATGACCCCCAGGCGCCGGGTGGCGGAGCCCGCAACGTCGTCCACGCCCATGACCTCGACCCAGTAGGGATCGATGGAGGTCTGGATCACGGTGTTCGCCGCGAGCGTGCTGCCGATCTTTTTGGATTTGCGGATCCGGTCGATCACCTCCATGGTGGCGTCCTGCTTGGTGATAACCTTGAGCATCAGGCCGCGCATTTCGGCGTGCCGGAATATGTCCGCCCATTGGCCAAAGTCCTGGATCTGCGTGTCGCCCATCCCGTTGACGCGCAGGCCGCCGGCAGCGTTCAGCCGGGCGACGTCGCCGTCCTTCATCTGCAGGATCTCCGCGGTGTACATGGCGGAGTTATAATAGTTCACGATCTGGCCGGCCTGGGCCAGGCCCACCACATAGCACCCGTCGATGTAGCAACCATGAAGGCCGACGGTCATCATGGGGCACATCGTGTTCAGGTTGAGGGCGGCCATGGTCTTGTCGGCTTTGCGCAGGGGCCGGCCGATGGCGTAGTCCTTCTTGCTCGCCATGTTGGCAAACGTGAGCCCCAGCTCGCCTTTCACGGCAATGGCCGGATCGCTGTAGGCCTCCTCGATGGAGCGCACGATGGCGCGGCGGAACGATTCCGCGGTGTCGGGATCCGTTGAATGCAGGGCATCAAGATAGGTCTGGGCAAAAGACCGGTAGAACCCCTTGAACCTCGGGACGATGTCGCCCTTCTTGTTGAACTTGCCCTGGCCGGTGTCGACCTTGGTCCTGGCCTCGATGTCGTCTTTGAGGATGTGGCCGTTTTTGTCCAGGATCCGCACGCCGGCCCGCCGCTCGATCTGGCGGATCTTCTTGACCATGTAGGGATTGGCGTCCAGCTGGGCGTCGATGTTCTGCCAATGCTGGGGCGGCCTTCCACCGCCGCCCAGGCCCAGGGCCCGGTCAAGCACGGCCAAAGCGTCGAGGTCGTTTCCGATCGCGATGTCTTCGGCGCTCATCATCCCGCGCTCGAATGCCCGGTTGATATCCCTCCGGCGCAGGCTGAACGTGCCCTTGAGCTCGGAGATCGAGCGCTTCTCGTCGTTCATCTGGAGGATGGCGGCGCCTGAATTGCTGAACGGAACAATTACCCTGCCAAGCGTGTTCTTTTCCGTAAGCGATTCTCCAGCCTCCAGGACATCCATCACTCGATTTCCCGCGCTTATACCGCCGGCCACCCGGCCGATAAATACGCGCATCTCGGGAGATAGCTTGGTTGGAGAAACAAATATCAAACCGTTGGAGTTGGTGATCTCCATCGCCTTGACGATTTCGGCGAATGCGTCTAGCTGGGTCAAGTGGCTCAAGTTGTTAAGCCACCCCATGACGTTGTTCTGATTGTCCAGCAGCATGATGCCAGCGGTGTTGGGGTGGTTATCGGCGAGCCATTTTTTCGCATCGTCCGGTTTGGCCAAATGCGCTCCGACTCCGCTGGACGTCGCCGCCAGGAAGCGTTCCTTCACCGGGATCTTGAGCGTGCGCACGGTCGGACGGATCGACCGCGGTACCTGAAATTCTTTCGAATGCGAGCTGATGTCGACAAATTTGGAGCCCCCGATCACCAGCGAATGGACTCGAATGCCCTCGGCAGCCCCCAGGGCCTCAAGCCTTTGCGCCATTCCGATATCCTCGACGCTGGGCTCAACGCCACCAGACGGGTGGTTGTGGGCGAAGACAACCGCCTTGGTTCCCGGGGTGTTCCCGGCTCGGCCCATAACCTCAACCGGGTCCACATTGGCCGAATTTTTAGTTCCCTTGCTGTAGCGATGGATCTCAAGCACGGTCCCATCGCCGCCCAGCATGACGACAAACGCATTCTCCTGGGCCGCTTTACGAATCGGAGCCAGCAGGCTCGCAGCGTCATCTACGGACAAGACCACATTGCCGGCCGCGGCGATGTGACCGGTGGTCTGTACCTTGACCCGGAAGATCTTTTCGAGGTTGACCCCTGGGACTTCGGGCGGTTTCAGGTCAAAGAGCGCGAGCTGCTTTTTCCCGGCCCTCTTCTTGACGCTGAATTTCGGCTCGTCCAGCTCGGTGTCGCGGGCGGCGGCGAGGGCCTCCGCAAGCTTCATCCCCTTCGCGTCCATCTCGTCGGCGTGCCCCTCGGCCGCCATGACCGCCTCATGCAGGAACTGGGCGCGGTAGGCCTGGGTCATCGCTTGCTCAAGGGCCTCGAGCTCGGGGGCCTGCGTGAGCTTCTTGGCGCGGTCGTTAATGAGGGTGTACAGCCGGCGCATCTCGTCGACTTGCTCGATCGTGGCAATCCGGCCGAATGCGATCGCATCGTTGCTGCCGATGAACTCCGGGATCCCCAGCTCGGATTCCACATTCATCCGGACGCTGGCGGTGATGTCGGTCTTGGTGGGGTCGAACGTCCCGATATTTCCGATCGAGGACTTGATCTGCGTAGGCTCAAAGGGCATGAAATGCACGGCCCCTATGACCCCCTGCATCCCAGGAAGACGCACGCCCATGGCCCCACGACGCGGCCCAAAGTGCCTTTCGGCGTCCATCACGATACCGTCGTAGCCCAGCTCCTTGACGATATCTTTCAGTATCGCCCCGCTGGAAATCGAATCGCCGGTGTCGGGATCGACAGGATACAGCTCCGCCAGGACTGCCATGATATCGCCGCCGCCGATCTCGGAGCCATCCACCATCATTTCGTAAAGCTTGCCGGCAACGTCGTTGATCTCTCTTTCGGAAACTTCATACCAGCCCAACACCTCGCGTAGCGCCTCAATCAGCTTGACGCCCTCGCCGCGCTCCTCGACGACCTCTTCGCCGTCCTCGGAATACTCTATTTCAATGCCGATGGGCGTGTAGCTCTTGCCCATGCTCTTAACATCGTCCAGGTAGAACGGCTTCTCCATTTTCAGGAAGGCAGGATAGATCGCGCCCTCATGCTTGCCGGCGATCGCGTTTTTGGCGGCCATGGAGATGGCCTCATCCAGATACTCATCCCGTAGCTTTTCAAATTCCTCGTCGGTATCGAGCAAATCGTTTACGTCAACATCGCCAAGTATCTCGGGGTTCTCCCAGAAATAATCGCTCAGCAGATCGCGCGCTTCATCATTTCCGACGTCGCCATACTTTTCTTTTTCAAGCTCGATCCGGCTGGTAAGGTCAGGGCCCATGCCGGCATAGTTGGCGTTCACATCGTCATAAGAAGAGGAAAAATAGAACCCCTTTCCCATGTAGTTTCCTACATGACCTCGGGTGTCGCTAAAAGACTTAAAGTCGTGGGTGCTGCCATGGAACACGACCATGGGCTTGCCTTTTTTGTCCACGATCTGGGACTTGCCGAACCACTTCTTGAACGCCTTGGTATTGGTATTGACCGATGCCCGCAGGGGGCGGGCGCGTACCAGGGTGCCCGGAGTGATCTCCGCCCCCGGCCAATTGCGCCGGGCCCGCTCGAGGGCGTGCTCGTAATTCATGCCCTTGATCGCGTCTATCCACTCATCGCCCCCGGGGTATTTCACCGTGACGTTGAGCTCCGCCGGGTACCGGGTTTCCTCGAACCCCTTCTGGTCGCCCGGCTTCCCGAATCCCATGAGGTTGTCAGGGACGTTCGCATAGGGGCGATTGGGATCCCGGGTGAACCGCGGCTTGGGCTCACGGTACATCGACTCGCGCATGGTGAAATCCTTGCGCCGGCCCTTGTTTTCGACAAACCCGAAATTCTTGTAGAACTTGACCAGGCGCCTCCTGGAGGTGGTCCCGTGGAAATCGTCCTTCGTCGCCGGGGTCAGGTAGACGTACTTGCCATCGCGGTCGGCCAGGTTGACGATGTCCCGCATCACGCTCGAGCCGATCCCACGCCGGCGCTCGCCCTTGGGAACGATGAGCGAGAACAAGGTGATGCCACCCTTCGAGCTCGGGTGCTGGGTTTCCGACAAGGAAATGGTGACCCCCCGGGCCTCCCACTTGTCCTGGATATCCTGAATGGTATTGAGCTCCGCCGGCGCCGCGGGGGCCTTCTCCCGGACCTGGCCCTCGATGTCCTTGCGCTCGTCCTTCAGCTGCGCGATGTAGTCCTTGACCGCCTCGACGGCGGCCTTATGAGCTTCGTATCCTTCGGCCCGGTAGTCTTTCACCGCGCCGTTGATGATCGCTTGCTCATGCGCTTCGAGGCCTATCTTGGAAAGGCATTTTTTAAGGGAGCTCATCAGTCCACCACCATTAGGATTATGGTCACAAACTCAAGAATCTCGTTGTCGTCGGTGATGATATCGAACTGCTTGCCGGAGATCTCGTATGCCCCGCTGTCCTTGCGCCTCACCGGGACGATGATCACCACCACCGGAGGGAAATAGGTGGGCGCGAAATACGATGCCGGGAAATAGCTTCTGGGAAACATTATAGGCTAATTGTGACCGTCAGGCGATTTCCATTTGAATCGACCGCGGCCGAAATTAGATCTTTGGTGTCCTCCAGATCCCTGATCTTGACCAGGGATGTGCCCGCCCCGGAAAGCTTCCCGGCCAGCGCGGCGCCTATGACCTGCAGCATCTGGGTAGCGGTGATCCCCCCGATAATGACCCGGGACCAGACGGCGTCGGCGATGTCCTCTTCGATCCCGCTCGGGAGCTCCCCGCCCTCGACGACGATCATGCCGGCGCTGTTGGAAGAGCGAACGGAAACCTGGTTCACGTTGGCGACGTCCGCGACGTTGTTGTTCGCCCCCACCAGGTTGACGGCATACTGGCCGTCCTCGAAGGTCACCGTGTATCCGTTGATGATCTCAACGACCCGCGCCAGCGTGAGGCCGCCCAGCTCCACCGTCGTGTTGTGGCGATGGGTGTCCAGGAAGGGCATCCCCTCTTCGGATTCCTCAAGGGCCTTGAGCTCCAGCCGGAACCAGTCAACATCCATCTCGCGGATCTCTTTCGGGTTCGACTGAATTAAAGTCAGATCCGCTCTCGGGACGTTGATGATCTTGGTTTCCCAATCAACCGTGATTGCCATCAGTCAACCGCCTTATCTCTTCTTTGAGTAGGCTGTTTTCAATCAGGACCGCATTGGACGCGGCATTCGAAGTGTTAAGCGCCTGCTGGACGATGCTCTGCTGGATCGCCTTTTCGATGAGCCATTGTTTTTTTTCGGCCTCGAGCATGATGATGATTTGTTTGGCGTTATTGAGCTGGCCCTCGAGCTGGGTGATCCTCGAGGTGGCCCCCGCGTAAAGCTTCTGGAACTTTTCAAGGTCAGTCATTGTCATCCATCAAGCGATAAAATAGCGGTTAAGGTCGTGTCTGCCGCCGTGGATATCACCCCCGATAAGGGCCCTGTTTTGTAGTATGGCGCGGCGGAAGATTTACGCGCCCAGCCTACCACGTTTTGGTTGGCGCCAATAGCCCGCGACATGGAAATCTCGCCGCCGGTGTCGGTCAGTCCTTCCAGAAAAACGAACGAACACTTGATCGTCCCGGTGGGGTCGCTGCCAGGCGAGCTCGCCATGTCGTAGGTATAGCTGTTGTCGCCGGTTTTTGTGATTGTGAAAACGCCGTTATTGGCGGCCAAGCTTGCTCCGGAAATGACCACCTTGTCGTTGGTCAGCATCCCGTGGCTGGTGTGAGATACGGTGGCCGTCGTCCCGCTGTTGGTGATGGTGACCGTCGCGTCGTACGGGAATCCGCCGGAGGCCGCCGCCGCGGTTTTAAGCAACACTCTCGCGCTGCCTATCTTGGTGCCATCGGCAGTTTGCACGACCGCCTTGACCGTGCGTGAGCTCGTTACGATCACGATGGTCGCGCCGTCGCTTCGGTAGGAGGGCGCCGTGCCTCCAGAAATCGTCAGCGTTACAGTCCCGGATGTCCGCTTGAAATGCAGAGCGGAGTCGTTCACGTTGTTGCTCGCGCTGAACCCGGTCAGGATGACGTTGGTGAGCGTCATGGATGTTGGGCTGTTTAACCCGAACTCAATGGCGTGATGGGCATTCGCGCCCTTCACAAAAGTGCATCCGTTCAAATCGGTGTTGGGATCGGTATTGACGTCCCAGACCAGGGCGGAGGTGTCGGCAGCAACCGATGGGGAATCGAAAAGCGTTCCGGCGAATTTCGCGTCGTTTGCCGTGATCGTGTTGCATCGGCGGAACACGCTGGCCAGGACGTCGCTCGCCGCCTTGAAGATGAACGTGTCCATGTCCGTGAACGTGCATCCTGAAAAATTGACATCGCAATCATCTATGACTTCGAGCGCACCTTTTGAAGCGGTTGTCGAGGGCGATGTGCAAGTGATGTTAATACCCGTCCAATCGACCCTGGAGGTCGCCTGGCGGATTTCGATCTTGTTGAACGCGGAGGAAACCTTGCGGCACTCCTGAACAAAGATGGCCGCGTTGGAATCGCGGAAGTCCACCGCGTTCGAATATCCAAGGGTCATCAACCCCTTCCATTGATACCCACCGGGAACCGCCTGGATCAAGCCCCACCGGGCGCCGATGGCATCGTTTGCAGCGGCAAACCCGGAAAAGGTCGCGTACCCGTTGGTGCCGTCGCCATACCGTATCCGGGCTTCCCCGCGCCCAAAGCGCACGCCGTCCACCTTGTGCGGCTGGCCTTTCGACGGCCCGGCGGCGGTCATCAGAATCGCCATGCCAACGTGCTGCAGGGTCGAGGAGGGCGAGCCCTCGGTGTAATCTGGTGTAAGCGTCGGATCTATCGCATGGTTGTACCAGCCGCCGGTCGGGTACGGCGGGGCGTTCTTTCCTGAAATCTTCCACGCCTTGAACGCGGCGGTGGAGCTCCCAACGCAGGCGCGGACTCCGCCATTTTCGATGGTGTCCAACAGGGCGCCGGCGTCGAACTTGTGCCATATAAAAAAAGCCCCGTTGGTCGGAACCGTCACACCGGAACCATAGTCGAAAGCGATCGAGCCGACGCCTGACTTTTGCGCGGCGGCAGCGGACGCATGATAGTTCCCCTGAAAGATATCGTCCGTATCGTTGTTGACTGGGGTGCCGCCAGCGTTGTAGGCAACGGTTGTCCCGGCCAGCTCCTCAACCGTGCCGGTATTTTCGGCCAGGTTGAAAATAGAAAGATCGGTTTCGTAGGCAGGCGCAGTCATATTATTTCCCGTTAGCCAGCTGTAGATCTTTCGCAGCAGTTCCCAAATCCGCGAGAACATCCCGCTCCGTTCTTCCGACTGGCAAAAGAACGTGTTTATTTCGTCCGAATCCGGAACCCACCACCACCGCATTGCCGGCTTTCACCAAGTCGGCAATGAGCCCCCTGGCGGCAGGGCTCCGCCAGGCGTCAGGGCGTCCGGGATCTTGCAGCGCGAGATAGGTATCGGACTTTGGAAGCTTCTCGAACACTATCTTGCATTTGTCCGGTCGCAACGCCTGGGACAATTCCCCATGTTGATACCAGTAGCATTCGAAACGCTGGCAGGATGGCGGCCTGGTTTCGTAGATACCGCACCCCTCTCCGATCTGGCAGAACTTGCACCAGACGTAGACGGGTTTGTCGAGCTCTGGTACCGATGTGAGGCGGCAGCATAAAGTACACGCCCCACACCGGTTGTTCAGATGGGCCACCATGATTACGCGTCGCTGGTACGGTTGGCCGTTGCCGTCCCGCCGCCGGTGGTAAGGTTCGAAGTGGTTTCGAAGGTTTTGATCGGAGTCCCTCCACCGTCGCGCACGCGCACGAACATCGTTCGATCAGCTGAGTATTTGATCGTAACTGCCTCCTGATCGGCCTCCGCGTCTTTGTCGATATAGGCCAGGAACACGTTGTTCCCAGCCGTCGCATCCAGCGGGTCGGTGAAGTCGGTGGACGCGATCGTAAAATACCGACTGCCGTCGTGGGCGGAGTAAGGAACCATGCGGTAAACGCCGGTGTCGAGCCTGATTCGCAAAGTTCCCGTTTGAGGCGTGTCGGCCGGGATGTTGCCGACGCCAACGTCCACCTGGGTTTGGCCCGCCGCGTTGAGAGTGGTGCCCAGGGTCAGCTGATCGTAATCGATCGCGTTGCCTTGCGCGTTGGTCACCAGCACTCGGTCACCAACCACCAGGCCGTAGACCGTGAACACTACGTTATTCGGCGGCTGCCGCAAGGTGTTGGTAAGATCGAAGAGCTTGTCGCTTGTGGTCAGATCCTCCGCTTCGACGCCGATTCCGAACGCGCCGATCAGGGTTGTGCCGGTGGACTGTCCGATAAAGACCGGTGACAGGGACCGGGTCGTCGGAGATCCGTTCACCGTGCAAGTCTTAGCGGATGAGCCTCCCGTGATGGTGGCCGATGCCGCCGGCGGAACGCCCTTGGTGAGCTGGATCCACATGGTGCCGGTCGTGCCCGCGTCGTTGACCGCAAGCAAAACACCTTCGCCGGCCGTCAACCCGGTGCCCCAGGTCAGGACTTCGTTCTGGGTCCAGTCGCCCGCCCCGGTTTCAGAGGTGTAGGCCCATTGGTGCGTGATGCCGCGGAAGAGCTCGGCATCCATGCCGTACAGGGTTTCGGCGGTGCCGCGGCGGGTGAGCCACTTGGCTCGCTCGTACAGCTGGTTGATCGAATAGGTGGCCTTGTTCCATTGGCTGTAATACGGCTGGGGGCCATCCCCGTTCTGCAGGTCGATCGTCTGGTAGCCCTCGACGTTTGAAATGGTCGTCCAGCCGGCAACCGTTCCGACCGCCGTCGCATTGTTGAGGTCGGGCGAGGTGAAGATAGCCGCGACGCTGTTGCCCAGGCCCATCGTGACCTCGAACTCCGCGTAGGTGTGGCCCCACTCCCGCGCATACACCCGGATGCGCTTGCCGTCGATATCGGCCGCCGCGGTGCGGGTTTTTACCATGCACCGCATCAGGATGTTGGCCCCAGCGTCGGCGTTCAGCCCGGTGCCCCAGAACGGCGCGTCAGTATCATACAGGCCGTTGTTTTGAACGATCTGGAGCGTCGTCGTCCCGGCGATGGCGCCCACCACCACCAGGCCCGAATAGAGCTCGTCGCCCCCTGCCTGCTGGATGGAGCCGTCGTACAGATACTCTGCCGCGTCGTCGTCGATATTGTACGGCGCGTTGAGCGTGATGATGTTGTCGGTCGCCCGCTCGCTGGGGGTGGCGCTGGTGATGTCCATGAGGTCATTCCCGGCCGCCGCCGCGTCATCGGCCAACCCCTGGAGCCAGCGGTGGAACTCCAAGACGGTGTAAGTGGTGCTGCCGGAAACGTGGCGAATGTCACCGTTAACAGCAATGGAAAAATCATCGGAAATGGTCATCGGTGGATCTCCTTCTGGGGTTTATTTTTTTTCAACATGGGCGGCCAGGGATATGATCCGCCCCCAGGCGTCACGCTCGGTGACCCGCAGCTGGATGTCCTGGATGACCTCGGTCTTAAAGGTCGGAATCTCCCGCCGCGATTCGACGATGGCGGCGGTCAGGTTCTCCATGGTCTGCTGGGTCAAGTACTGGATTTCGGCGATCCTGTCTATCAGGACTTCATTGCTGGGGGGCGCAATCGCCTGCCGCTCCAGCATGGCCTTGGTCAGGGTGTGAAGATCGACCAGCCGCTTGATGGCGCCGGTGATCTCCTTGAGGACGTCGGCCACCTCGTTCCTGGCGACCTTTTCCACCTCGGCCTTGACCGCGGCCTTCTTGATCAGTTGGACGCCGGCGTCAATGTCGGCTTTCGTTAGCTGTTTAGGCATTCGAGTAACCTCTCCGCGAAGTCCATCTGCTTATCGTTTTCGGCGATCGCCTCGCTGGCCTTTGATTTCACCCGGGCGATATTGCCTTCCGCATCCATGGCGGTGACCTCGATCTCGACATCCTTGCGCTTCAGGCTCGCCCGCATCTGGCTTTCGGCCTCCGGCTTCCCGCCGCGCACGCCCTCTACAAAGACCTGGTCAAACGGCTCCAGCTTGAGATCCTCTTTCCCCTGCAGGAGGATAAAGCCGTCGCTGGTCCACCCGGCCTGCTGGTAGCGCTTGCCGTCGATCTGGACTTCCTGGCCCTCGAGAAAGTCGCCGGCGACCTGGCGGTCCATCACCACCTGCCACCCCTCATCCTCGAGGTTCTTGATCGTTTCCTGGGCATCGCGCATCCGCGCCATCTCGGGGTCGGTGTCTTGGACCTCGAGCATGACGTCGATCAGCTCGCGAAATCTCCAGTACTGTTTGAAGGTGAGCTTCTTGCCGGTTTCGACGTTCCGGACGATGGCGTCGAATTCCTTCCGGGACCATTGCCCGCCTTTCATCCCGAACCATTTGGGATAGGTCGTTCCGACGATGTGATTCAACCCGGGCTCGCGCCCGCCGCGCTCGACCATTCCCTGGTGGACCTGGGTCTTGATGTAATCCCAGGCGTCCAGGAGCTCGTCCGGGACCACCACCGCGCCCTTGTTCGCCTTCCGGTACGCGGATACCTCCGAAAGTAGGCGCTCAGAGTCATCAGCGATCGATGCCTTGAGCTCCTCGGTTTTCCCAGGCTCACCTACAGGCCCCTCGGAGATCTCCTCGCCTTGGGCCTCTGGTGCGGTCGCTTTTTTGGCTTTCTTGGCTTTTTTGGCCTGAGAGGCAATTTCGGCCTTCAGGAGGCCCACCTTCTCAGCTGAGCTCATCTCGTCGTCGGTCGGCAGATCGGCCAGGCGTTTCTTTTCCGCAGCCGGCAGGTTGCCCCAGAGGTGATCGAACTCCTGCTGGGGGGTCATCTTTTTCTTGGCCGGCTTTTCGGCCGGCTCTTCGGCGGGCGCCTCGAGGTCGATATCCTGCCACTCGGATCCCTCCCCTGCCACCACCGGGCTCGCTTGGGAGGGTGTCACCTTCGTAGTGACCTTAGTCCCTATGGTTTTCGCCTCGGCAGCAGCAGGGGAGAGAGCGGTGCCAACGGCCTCGACCACCTTCTGGCCAACGGTCTTTTCAACCGGCTGGACAGTTTGGTCGACCACCGTTTTGCGCCGGGCGAACTCCACATAGACGCCGGCGAGAGCGTCCTGGACCTGATCCAGCTCTTTAACGAATTCCTTGTCGGCGGAATCCTTGCGCAGGCCCAGGGCCGATTTGATCTTTTCCACCAGGTCGAAAACATACCGGGCCAGCTTTTGCCCCAGGGTGGGATCGGCCGCGTTGACCTTTTCCCAGAAAGCCTTTTCCTTGAACTGGGATCCGGCGAAATCGGCGATGAACTCCTCGCGGGTGAGGGCCTCCTCCCGGGTTAGCTCCTGGACGCCGGCCTCCTTGCGGATGTCGTTCTGCTTGGCGAGCCAGGCGTCGAACCCCACCTCGTTGCCCTGGATCAGCGTGGCGATTTTGCCGTAAAGATCGGGTGCCTCGCTCTTTATCTGATGCAGGGTTTCGTGCCCCAGCACGACCGCGAACGGGTCCGCGGAATTCTCGTTGATGAAGACGGTATTGCTCCCCTCGTCGTACAGGCCATTGAAAGAGTTGGAAGCCCCCTCGCCCTTGAAGAAAACGACTTTGGCCCCCAGGGCCTGGCCAATCTGCTGGACCATCCCCATGCCTTCGCCGCCCCTGGCCTCGCTGACAGCAACCTCCTCGCCTGCAGGAAGGGCGTCCTTCAGGTGGACCGACAGATAGGACTTGAGGGTGGCCAGGTCTTCAGGGGTGGCCGCGGTGTAGGTAGACGGCCCGGCGACCTCGAGCTCGCCGCCGGCCGCCAGGATCATCTCCTCCATGCGCGGGATGATCGGATTGTCGGGCCATTGCTCCCGGGCCTTGTTGAGCGTGCTCTGGATCTCATTGACCGAAATCGCGCCGGTTTCCAGGCCGGCCTCCATGGCATCGGCCGTCTTTTCGTAAATCGGCAAAAGGATCTCGGTGAACTTCTGAGCGTCCTTAACGCTTTTGACGCTGCGACCGACATGGATCGCGGGACCGCCTACCCCCAGGAGCGCCATGCCAGATGCGACTTTCTTGGCGACCTCTTTCAGCTGGTCGGCCGTTTCCTCGGATCCCAAGGCCTCGATCACGTTCTCGTTGTTCATTATCGCCTTGGTGATGATCCCCGGGAGCTCCTGCATCACCTCAGTCCCGGTTTCGCCGCCGACTCCAATGATATAGTCCTTCGCCGCTTCCAGTATTTTTTCGCGCAAAATCTTGCTCGATTTCACAAACGGCCGGATGCCGCCCTTGGTCACGCCCTTCAGGCCCGGGACCAACTTCAGGGCCGCCTCGAACCCAACCATTTCGAAGGCGCCGTCAATGGCTCCGATTATGTCGGCCGCGACCGCCTTGGTCTGGACATCCCATTTGTTCTCGGTGTCCTCCTCCATTAACTCCTTGAAAGCGAGGCCGCCCTCGACCGCCTTGGATCTGCGATAATACTGCATCCGCATTGCCATACCGCCGGCCGCTGCCATAGCGGCTGGTATGGTAATCGGAGCCAGCGGACCAGACACAACACCCGCGGCGACCCCAGCCCCAACGACCCCAGCTGCCAGGGCCGCATAGCCGCCGGTCAGGTACGGGTTCATCTGATCATCCATGAGCTGGTTGACCTGCTGGCCGATGAGCTCCCCCGCAGCGGGAAGCATACTGGAAAGACCCTCCTCCGTAGAATTGTAACCCATAACCTTGTCGAGGATGTCCAGGTACTTCAGCTCTTCCGGCGTGAGGTCTTTGCCGGCAACCATGGCCTGGCGGCGCTTCTCCCAGAGCATCCCGGCCCGGTCCATGGCCGCACCGGAAAGCGCGTCCTTGACCGTGTCGCTTTCAAGCCAGCTGTCGGGTATGGCGCCGTGCGCCACGATCCTCATGTAGTTGGAGGCCTCCTCGTTCTGGCGCTCCTGCTGGGCTTTCTTTTCAGCCGCCTTCAGGGCCGCGGCGGCTTCTTGCTCCGGAGTCATGGCCGGCTTTTTTCTGCGCTTCGCAAGATTATGAAGGCTCTTCATGCCACCCGGGATCGGCGGCGTGAAAGCTTCCTCGCCCTCATCGGGGGCGTTCAGGTCAAGCGTTTCCCACTCCTCCTCCGCGGGCGCTTCCTTTTTGGCAGCTGGGGTTTCAGCCGGAGCCGGCTCGCCGGTCTTGGTATCGATTCCGCCGACAAAACGATTCGGGTGATCATCGGACTTGAAACGCGAATCCCAATGATACTTACCGTCCTCCTCGTTGTACTCGGGCTCGACGCCGGCCCTGAAGGCCGCCCGGTAGTCGTACATATGCCGGGGGTCGTCCGGGTTGGGATCGAGCCCGGTCGTGTCGGCTACCCTGGTGTACCAGTCCCGAAACTCGGGCTCGTCATCAGGGCCGTCCGCTTCGAGATCGATCTCTTCCCAGTCAGCTTCGGCGCCGTTCATTTGCGGATCTCCGTTGTGCCGTCCTTAAAAGTTACCTTGACCTCGCCGGTCGTCTTATTGAACTGGGCCTTGACCGGGACGCCCTTTTCGGGATGGGGTTTCTTGGCCAGGGCCCGGGCCTTGTCGACGTCGACCTGGAGCTTTTTGGTTTTGGCGATCTCATCCGGCGTGCCAGGGGCTGAATTGTCGGCGGTGGCTTTATCGCCTGCAGGCTCGGCGGCGGGCGCAGCGGCCTCGGCCGGCTGAACGTCCTGGCGAGAAACATCCAGCTGGTCCATGTTCTGCTGCTGCATCTTGGCCTGCCGGTAGCCCGGGTCGGTGCGCATCTTGATTTGTTCACGCTGTTGACGCACCTGGGCGAGCTCGTTCTGCAAAGTGATGAAGGCCTCCATCATCGCCGGAGCGGGCTTTCCGCCAACCCCCTCGGCGGCCATCCTGGCCATGTCCTGGATGATTCTCATCTCAGCTGTCCGCAGGGTGTTGTCCTGCTTCTGGAGGGCTTCCATGGCCTTGCCCTGTTTCTCCTGGATCTTGCCGGTTCGCTCCGCCCAGGCCTTGTCCTTTTCGGCTTTCTTTTTTTCCAGGGCCTCTTTGGTCTTTTGGTCGAGATCGAAACGTCCCATCAGCTCCTTGTAGGCCTCCTTCTGATGCCGCACCTTGCCCTCGATTTGTTCCTTAACGTGCGCCCGGTAGCGCTTGACCTCTTCCTGCCATGCTGCGTTTTGCTTTTTGTTCAGGCGGAACCGGTCTTCCCATATGACATTACCGCCAAACACGGCCCGGAAGAGCTCCGGCAGATCCTGACGCGTGGCATCGTCCACCTCTTTCATAACGTCGACGACAAATGGATCGCCACCGATCTGCTGAAACACGGCTTGTTCAAAACGGGTTCGATCGGGGGGTGGCGGCTCTTCCGACTTGATTTCGCCTGGAGTGGTTTTCCCCCAGCGCTTGCTCGCCCAGTCGGCCCGCTCCTGCGCCGTCATGTTTTTCTGGCGCTCATCAAAAGTAGAATCGTCCGGGTTGAACCCGTCCGCTCCTGCAGGCGCCGGCGGAGGCGGAGCCGCCTGAGGCGGCGCCTCTGGAAGAGCTGACATATCCGACACGCCGACCTCGGCCGTCAGGTTGGGGTCAACCTCTTCGGCGTATTCACCGGGCTCCTCGACATCCTCGTCGAATCCTTCGCCCTCGTCGAATTGATCTCGCAATCTCATCGGACATCTCCTTTACATTCGCCCTAGGGCGTTGGCCGTGCGACGGTCGTAATAGCCTCGCGTGTATTCGAGCTGCAGGTTTCCGCCTGGGTCGCGTTTGTAGAAAAGATCGCCCGGGCCGGCATTCGAGAATCCCACTCCTCCGCCGGCTCCACCCGATTCGTTGGTGGTCGACTCCTTGGTGGCGCTCTCGAGGTAGGTCTTGTAGGCGTTGTTGTAGGCCGTCATCATGCTTTCCGTTTTGGCCTGCCAGTTTTTCTGCGCCTCTTGGGCCAGCAGGTTGAGCTCTTGCTGATGCTCCTGGCGCGCCTGGCTGCCGGCGCCGGCCATCGCGCTCTCGAGCCCGGTACCGTACCCCTGGAGCGCCTCACGCAACGTCATGCGCCTGACGTTGGGGTTGTCGCTGTTGACGTTCATCGCCCCCTGCAGGCCTTCACGCAGCTTGCGCACCGCGGGCGCGGAGATCTCCTGGGTCAGCGCCCGAATCTTGCGCTTGTCAGGTTTTGGCATTGTCAGCGTCGGGAGATCCGGGAGCTCGGGGGCCTTCCCATTGAAAATGGTTCTGGTAATGGTTTGCCTGCTGCCGCCCCCACCGCCACCGCCGCCGACCCTGGATCCGCCAGAGCTCGACCTTGAATTGGGGGTCAGGGTCCAGTCGTTATCACCAGGCCCAAAGCGAGTGACATAACCTCCGCTTTCCAGAACTGGGTATTTCACGCTGCCGCCGCCAGCCACCCCCTGCGATTCTTCGCCATACCTTCCGGGTGTGTAATTTCCAAAATATGAAGATGCCATGAGTCCTCCTATTTTCCGCAACCGCCGTTTGGTCTTGCCGCAGCAGCTTGCGCCTTGTGTCGTGACCGCCTTCTTTCCATCCTCATGCTACGCGGAACTAAGCGCATCGAAGCCCGTTTCAGTCTTCGTTTCATATCATTTTTAAACCCACCCGGAGGCAACTCTTTAACCTGTTGCGCCAGCTCTTTTTCGTAGGGCAATTCCGAATAGAGCTCATATCCACAATTCATGCCATCCATGCAAAACCAAAGCGAACGATACTTCTGGTCAACCTGGGAGCATGGCCGGTCGTTGACCTCTACAAGTTTAAGAAAGTTACCGCAATCAGGGCATCGCCGTGAGCCCATCCGAACATCATCGCGTATTTTCTTCATGCGGGTCAGATGGTCCTGATGTCCGTTTCTTAAATCCTTGAACCATTGATCCGCGTACCCCAACAATTCGGCAACGGTGCAACCGTTGCGCTCCATTTCCTTCAAGATCGTAACCATGTCTTGAATCTGGCCCAGGGGATAATTTTCGAAAACCCACTTTGGAAAATTTTCGCTCACGATGAACACACCCATTCAAAAAGAATCGGTTCGCTATTTCCCTCGCACCAAATATGCATATACATCCCTTCCGGGCACATCGTGCAAGGACCGCCCCAATCTTCAACGATACAATGATTGTTAATCACGCAATTATAACCGGACCAAATATCAATTATGTTGGCGCATCCCCAGGTCGGATCGGCGGGATACCCCGTACACATGGCCTCGCAATCTCCGCAACCCATACTATTTGGGCAACCATGCTCCCCGCCGGTCAAGACAAAGCAATGCCGCACTTTCCATTTCCCAGCCACGCGCTCATGTGTTGGAAGGCTACAAAAACCTAACGCATACGGGTCGCGGGCGGTGGGAGGCCCAGGGATCATGTTTTCGAAAGGATACCTTTCTAACCAATAGCTTCTGTTGGTGGTTCTTATTTCATAAGTGTCGGAAAGGCCGCATGAGTCAGTAACCGCGATAGAGCCTACACCGCAAGCGTTTATTGTTCTAACGAAATTTACCCTCGAGGTGGTTTTGGTAACAGGAAAAGAAAACCCCTCGCCGCTGACCGACCATGTGAATGGCGGGGTTCCCGTTCCTTCCTCTAAAAAAAGAGCGGCGTCGGTCCAGCCCCCCATTGTTTCAGGTGAGCTATCAAGATCAAATTGAGGCGCGATCGATTCATCGGTGCAAGTCGCCACGGTGAGATCGGTCGAGCATGAAGACCCGGAGGCGGTGTACGCGATCAGGACCACATACAGCTCGCCGGTTCTCGGGTTGGCTTCGTATCCAGAAATATCGTCGTTCACCCGAATGATTACCGTGCATTCTGGTACGTTGCCGTAGGGGATGCCGCCTTTGGCCAGATACATCTGGTACGACTTGTTGTTGCACCCGGAGGCCACATAAGGCGGCTTGACAAAGGTCGCCGGCCCCTGGAGCTCCATCCGGATGATCTGATCATCGCCCATCGCTAAGCGGGCGTAAGCGGTTTGCCCCGGGCGCGCCAAGCTCGGCGTGAGCGGTTGCCTGAAGAAACATCCCAAGAACTCACGGTTAGGATCATCCGGATTATATTCATGCGGAATGATTGGGCCCCCGGGATCAAGCGGATCAACTTGAACCGGAGTGTCCGGGAGCTGGGGCCAGACCGGGTTCCACGGCGGCCAGTCGTAGCCCTCCATCTCAGGGTATTCCAAATCGTCGCGGTACGGCTGTTTGTACTCGGAATGCTTCCGCCACTTATTGGCGTGGAAGTCCGATGCAAGGCGCTTTTGCTCGGAGTAGCTGCGCTTGCTGATGTACATCCGGCGGCCGTAGTCCCTGCCGCCTGTTGTGTCCTTAGGATCAGCCATCGGTCAAAGTCAGAATCCCATTCGCGTGAAACTGGATCACGGACATAAAGCCTTGCGGAGAAACCAGCCGGGTTGGGTCCAAAAGACAAACCAGAGCGTCGCTGGCGTGGCTGTCATCGTAAACCGCGACATACCTGAAATCAGGCTCCAGCTCCTCCAGCGTTATATCGGCGGCATCAAATTTGGCCGTCACCGTGTCCCTGGTGATTTCCACGTTTGTAAGCGCAACTCCGCCGGTTGTGTACCCTCCCCCGGAAACCTCGTCGGACGAAATGTCGGAATAAAACTCGTGGCCGGATTTGCTGGGGGTGTGCGTAGCTGCCAGCAAAACCAGTTTGAACGTATGAGCCGCATCAATCTCACCGCTCAATATCCTCGGCTTTGCCTTGTCGTAAACGAAGTCGGCCATCAATCAGTCCTCCACCCGGTAAACCGCGCCTTTGGGCGTTCCCCAGAAAAACCAAGCTGGGGCCGTTGGCCGGTAAAGGTAAGCCGCGGACGCTTCCCCTCCCACAAAAGAGTTTTTAATCGGGTCAGCGAAAAGATCTCTTTGAACCGTGCCGGGTGAGCCGCGACCTTGAGTTTTGTTTCTCCCACCCAAACGTAAACGGTCGCCAGCGTGATAACTTCATCCAGGTAATAGGTGGTTTCGGAATCGACGTTCACGATTTGAATGTCGAGCGACTGAAGAGCTTCCAGGAAATCAGCGTCGATGTTGGCAATGTCGAGAGAAAAGCTTTGCCATACGTTTGCCGATTCTATGTTGGGCTCGATCCAGGCGTGTTCGATGTCATCGTATTCATAGGAAATGATGACCACTCCATCGGCGCCCATCCCACCGCCGGGCCTCACATCGGCCCCACCGCCGCCTCCGCTTCCCGTGTTCTGAACCGCATCCCGGCCCAATGATTCAACCGCCATCCCGCCATCACCGCCAAGCTTGCTGCCGCCAGCCCCCAATACCCCTGCTTGTGTGGCCCATGCCCCACCGCCGCCGCCAGCCGCGTAAAGCGTAGCAATGCCGGTAATCGAGTTGGAAACGCCAGGCCCGCCATCTCCACCGTTGGCGCCGCTTCCATCCGAACCAACACCCCCGGCTCCACCGCCGCCACCGCCGCCACCGTTTGTGCCGTTGTACCCACCAGCCCCGCCGGCATACCCTTGGTCAGTCGTGCCGGAGCCCCCGGCGCCAGCCGATACCGAACCGGACGCCCCGCCGCCGGAGCCGCCATCGCGGCCGGTTTTAAGGGAATCGTCGGACTTGAAACAGCCGCCCCCGCCGCCGCCGATTGCGGTCAAGGTGTCGAAAACGGAATTCCCGCCGTCTGATCCCTTTTGGTCTTCTTGCCCCGTACCTGGAAGGCCTCCCTTGCCGACCGTGATTGCGTAAGGCTGAGAGGTGACAGTATGCCCGGTTGCGTAAATAACCCCACCGCCACCGCCTCCCCCACCGTTTGCGGTCCCGCCGCCGCCCCCGCCGGCCACCACTAAGACATCGACCTCCCCGCCGTTGGGCGGATAGAAAATACCGTCTTCGGTGAAGGTGAGAACGACCCTGGAGCCGTTGAAAGTCTTCTTGCCACCGATATTCACGGGAAGGCTTACGCGAAGATTGGCGCCTGTACGGGTAGCCCTTAACTTGAAATTGAAATTGGACCGGCCGGCGATGTCCAGCTTCAAGTCGATGGTCGGGTAGCTGATAATCACGATACCGGAGCCTCCGTTACCGGCCCGCATCGCCAGATTGTCAACATTCGCTCCGCCGCCCCCGCCAGTAAAAGGCAACCCGCTATATGGATTTCCGCCTTGCCCACCGGCTGAACCGCCGCCGCCGATCCCGCCTATTCCGTCCGGGCTAAAATTGTAACCGCCCCCACCCCCGCCGCCGCCGTAGTAAACTTCTTCACCCGAAATCGAACTTGCGATCCCTGGGCCACCGTCGCCGGCCCAGGTATTAGCCGACGTTTTTCCAGGCCCGCCCGCTCCGCCGCCGCCGCCCGCGTTGTAAGGGAATACGCCCGATCCGGCCAAGCCTCCGTTGTACCCCTGTCCAGGAGTCCCGGCGCCGCCCGCTTTTGTTTGGCCCCCACCGCCCCCGCTTCCTCCGGTACGGCCTACCGACGATGACAAGCCACCTCCACCCCCGCCACCCCCGCCGTAGGCATAGGCGATATAAGCCCTGACAAACGTAGCAACCGGCAAATGTTCTTTATCCCCTGCAATAAAACTTGGCCGGCCATCGGCGCCCTGGGCGCCTTGCGAATTGGAGGCGCCCATGCCTCCCGCACCGACCTGGACAAAGTATTCGCCGGGATTCAAAATAGTGGAAAGCTGTACGACTCCGCCGGCCCCGCCGCCCCCGCCGGAATAACCGCCCCCGCCGCCGCCGCCGGCCACCACAAGCAAATCGGCGTTCAAAGAAATTCCTGGCGGGATTTTAAGCCAATCATCTTGCTTGAAAGTGTGAATGGTGCGACCGTTGGCGGTTGTGATCGTGCCGCCTTCCACAAGGAGGTTGCGCGTCAAATTCTCGTCCAGCGTGTCGGTTGTGGCCACCAGCCGTAGCGCGGCGCTTCCTTCATTCACAATCGGAGAAGGGGGTGCATAGGGGGCGCTGGGCGGCGTGAAGTTTGCGTTCCAACGATAGGTGCCAACCGAAAGGCGGTACTCATCTATGTAGCCGTCAAGATAGTGGGTGCCGTCCCATCCTTTCCCAATCCACAACGGAGTGGCGTAATCCGGGATGCTGGCGGAGGAAGTATAGTTACTTCCGACTTGAACACCGTCCACAAACCATCGAAACGTACTCCCATCGCGCGTGTACGCTATGTGATACCATTTATGGGGGGTAAGGTTAATAATGGCATTGTGACCGTTGATGATCCAAGTGTAATTATTTCGGCAGTTGGCATAAAACTGAAGCACCCCACCAGCCTGGGAATATTTTAAGTTAAAATAGTGACCAGCTGATTCATTCCCCTGGAAATAGAAATATTTGTTATAAAAATTGGCCGGGTTGGTGGTCATGCAAAGCCAAAAATCAATGCAAAAGTTATCCGTCCCAAGAACAAAATCGGCTGAGTCTTGGATTTCAATATTGGCGTATGGGTAAAGATGAAGACTTGATCGACCGAATTTTTTCTTTAAAGTCGAAAGGCGGGCATCGTAAAAAAACTGAACGGTTTGGCCGGTTTCAGCTTTATAAAACCCGTCGAGGTGTTCGCCTTCGAAGTGCATTAGGAGCTTGGTGTAACTGTCATCCGGGCCATCAATTCCGCGTTCTACTTTGGGAATATCGTTTGAATAAAACGGTTTTGCGGGCGGCCTGAAATTGGTAACGTACCGGGCAATCCCCTTGCTGATTCTCACCTCGTCTATATATCCGGCAAAACCGTTGACCATCCCAACCCCGTCAACGCCGATAGCCGGGCGGTTTGCGCCCACCCCCCAGTTGACCGTATCGGACCACGGAGTTCCCTGCAAAACGCCATCCAAAAACAAGCGGGTCAAATTCCTACACCTTGCCACGGCAATATGGTGCCATTCCGAATTGGCGACAAAGGTGTGACCCGTTATTCGAAGGTCGTTGTTTTGGTAAAATCTAATTTTATTTGCTAGAAGGTGGATAAACGGGTATTGAGAGGAAAAAGACGATTGCCTAAAATCAATGATCGCCCGGTCCTGGTTGAAATCAGACGAATAAACCCAACATTCAATCGTCCAATCAAGAGTCGCCCCAAAGATGAAATCAACCCCGTTATTGCCAAGCACATAATCGCCAGTACCATCCAGCTTCAAGCTGGAAGTGCCGAACTTTGCTTGCTCGGTCGAGGTGATGGCGTTTCCGCCCACGGTCCATATTTTTCCGGTTTCATCGGTGAAAACGGTTCCCTGATCCGCCCCCTCGAAATGCAAAAGCGCCTTGGTGAAATGGTCGAATTTTCTATCCGAATTTGGCGACCACGCCTTTAGAATGTCGGAGTGGGAGGGGTATTCCATCAGGTCCAAAGAAAGATCGGTGCCGGTCGTGCCGTACAAATTATCCAAATAGAAAGTGGTCGCCGAATCGGCGTTAATGACGCTTATTTGAATGCTTCTGATGCGCTTTAATTTCTTCATCCCCGGGAAAGCATAGGTGAAGGTTCCCCAGGTGTCGGCCTGAGTGACGTTGGGAATAAAATCCCAAGAATAACCGGAGCCGTTAAACGTGATCTTGATGTTGCTCCCGGAGCGGTTGGAACGAAGATCGAACTTGATAAACTTGCAAGCGGTCAAATCAAGCGGGGTGTCGAAATGCCTGGCAACGGCTGGCCCATAAATTTCGTTGACAACATTGTCCGTTCGCACCGTGCCGGCTTGCGCTACCAGCTTGAGCGCATAAGAGCCCTCGTTGACGATGCTGGCTTCGGAAGAAATCACAAGCCCCTGATAGGGCTCGTTTGGCGGCGTGAAGGTGTCGAACCAGCGGGCAATCCCCTTGCTGACTCGAAATTCGGCTATGTAGCCCGGGGTGCAAATGTTTGTGTCCATCCCTCTGGCCAAAAGCACCGGGCGCCGCGCATCGACCAAAGCGAGTGTTATGGGGGTGGGGTAGTTATTGGCATCGGTCCAGGTGCTTCCTTCCTGAACGCCATTTAAAAAAAGCTTGGTTTCCCCGGATTGTCGGACAAGCGCAACATGGTTCCAGGTCTTATCAACCATTACCGTTGTGCCTGAAATCACATCGGCGCTGTTCATGTAAAGCCTAACCACGCGCCCGGTGGTCGTGTAGATGCACGGATAATAGCCGTTAACGGCTGGCCTGAAATCGCACCATTCCTTGCTGGCGGTGTCGAAACTGGAAGCCCAAATCCAAAAATCAATCGTGTAATCCCCGGTCCCGAACCCGAAATCGGGCCGGCCATCAGCATACAGACAATCCCCCGTCCCATCCCCAGCGATAGCCGCCCCGCCCACGCGGGAGCCGACCGTGTGCCTGATTTTCGTATCGCCGTTGAATTCCCAAAAGCGCCCGCACTCGTCCCGCAACCGATCGACTTGAAAGTCAACCCCGTAAAAATGGAGAAGCGACATGGTATAAATGTCATCCGGCCCCAGGGAAAACCTGGGCCGGCTCATCAACGTCAAGCGTCGGACGGCCATGTAGGACGCATCGCCCCAATTATCGGCGAACTTGAAGGCGTAATACCGATAGGGGATGCTGGCCGTTACGTCGAAATACTGGGGGTCGGAGTTGTTGTGATATTCAGCCGCGTGTTTGGCAAATTGCGAAATGCTGGTGGTGAGCTGGGTCCATCCGGTGTCAGTCCCGTAGGTCAATTCGGCAAAGGCGGAGGGATCGTTAGACCCCCAGAGCGTGAAATTCTTGGCCCCTCGCGTAGTATTGGCGGCGGTGTCATGCCCGTTTTCGTAATAAACCTTTTCGATGAAGCGGGCCACCCCCAGGTCGATGTGGAAGCGCTGATTGGTTGCCGCGTTGCTCTGCCACCCGTTTGGGTTTTGGTTTGCGGTTAGCAGCTTGCCCGGGTCGGCGGCGTTGGGCGGGACCGTGTTGGCGTCATAGTAGGAAGTGGCCTTGACATAGGTGTCCGTAAAAAACGGCGGAAAGACAGGGATCGGCGGAATGGTCGTGTTCCGCAACCACGCCTTTTCGGCCTCGAAATTCGAGGCGTACTCCATCAGGTCTATGGTGACGTTCGACATTTAACCCAGTTCCGGCTCGATGTTCAAAAGGCATTGCTGGCGAAAAACCTTGTCGGTTCCGTAGGTGATCGAATCGTAAAGACCATAGACGGTGATAAGCCTGGCCGCGACCGCATCGGAGCGATTCCGGAGGTCTTCTCCCGTGAGCTCAATCGTGATCGTGACGTCGAGATCTAGCAGCGGGATTTGAACGGCGTCCCGCTCGTTCACGATATTACCGGCCATGTCGGTCAGCTTCCAATACACTTCGGAAGGGACAAACGGCGCGTCGTTTTCATCGAAAAACCCAACGGTGACATAGTAGGTAGATCGCTCCTTGGCGGTCTTGGCGAGGATGTCCATCTATCTCTTCCCCTTCTCGATCGGGATGCCGTGCTCTGGCTTTTTCCAGAACCCGTGTGGGTTGAGGGGCGGTGTCTTGCCGATCTCCTTGCACTCGAAAAACTGCCGGCGCCAGGGATGGGTGACGTCTTTGACCTCTTTTTTTTCTATCTCGGTTCCCATAGCTGCAAGAAAGTCCCGATCTCGTATAGGTTCATGGTTTCTCCCTCCGCGGCGTTGGTGAGCACCATCGTCATCAGATCGCTGGTGACGTCGCATGAGAAGCGGTGGCGCCTGGAGGTGTTGCTCGCCCGCTCGCCGGCCATGGAGAGCTGCTTGGTAAACTTGTGGATCTCGTTGTCGTAGACGCTGAGCGCTACGGATCCCGCCGACTGGGCCGCCATCCGCACCAAAATCTCCGCCAGGCGCAGCACGGTGGCCTTGTGGTTGATCACCATCTCAACGGTGGATACCACGGCAGCGTCGACATCGTTGACGCCGTAGTTGAGCTGATAAACGGTGCCATCGTCAATCCCGCCGCCCACCATGACGACCGGCGCCTGGCCGGAGCCAGGCTCGATGACGGTCGCGCAAGAGAGCTCCTGGGCCGGGGTGTCGAAGCTCCAGGTCTTGGTCGTCAGGTCGAACACCGGGAAGACGTTGCACTTGGTCGCGGTGGGCCCGGAAACCAGCCCGATCCGGATCACGTTGAAGGCGGAGTCGTGGGCGAGCCACATCTCTTGCTCGTACCCATGGCGGATGCACTCCTCCTTGGTGGGGTCAAAATAGTTCTGGATGTCGTCGGAGCATATCGAAACCGTCATCCCGTCGGTCACGCACACGCCGTACCTGGAGAGCGAGAAGGCGAGCGTCTTGATCGTTTCATCGGTCTTGGTGGCCGTGAGCACGCCGTCGACGACGCACATCGAGTTGTTATTCATCGAGCCGATGCGAGTGGAGAGCACCAGCTTTCCGAACGTCACCGGGCTGTAGCCTTCAAAGATCGTGATGCACCCGCCCTCGACGCCTAGCTCCTGCTGCCAGACCATCAGGTCGTTGTGAAACTTGCGCATCCCCACGACCCGGTTCGCCCGGCCGTCGCCAGCTTTGAGGATCCCGTAGTCGATTCCGTTGAGAGCGAGGGGGCTGTTGGTCGCCGACACATAAATGTAGGCCCCCCAGCGGTCGAACGTATAGCAGGCGCGATCCTTCCAGACGCAGTTGGCGTACGAATTCCCCAGCTCGTTGATGTTAAAGAACGGCATCCCCTGGAAGGCGACGACGGTGTCGACCGCGATCTCCTGGCTCCAGGTGAGCTCGTACCAATAGGCCTGATACATACTGGTATGCAGCTGGTGGGGCTGGGCGGGTTTCCGCGGGAAAGTGATCCAGCCGGCCTGAGAGATGCCCACCGTGCCGTCGGTCGGCGTGCCCACGGTGGTGAACGCCGCCCCGTCCCAGTACTTGAGCGAAGAGAGCGAGCACCCGCTGGTGTTGGGCGTGCCCCCGGGGTCCAGGTAAATGCCTTCGACCGGATCGCTGAAGGCGACGTAAACCTTTTTGCCGGAGGCGAGCTCGGAGAGGTCCACGGCGCCGGCCGCGTAGGTTTCCCATTGGCTGGTGCCCTCGACCTGGACCTCGATGCCGTAGACCGTGACCGAATCCCAGATGTTCTCGATCGGCTTCCAATCGGACGCGTAGGTGACCTGGGAGATCTCCACCTCGGAGTCGAGCGTCGCGGAAAAACGCAACTGGTACCAGTAGCCGTCCACGCCGAACGCGTATTTGGGAATCATGTCGGTGGGCGCGGTCCAGGAGATCGTCCCGCTCTGGGCCAGGGTGGCGCCGCCGGAATCGGTGCCGTCGGTGCCCATGGTGGCCGCGGCCCAGGTGTTGTCGCTCTTCCAGTAATAAACTGCCGCGGTGGCCGTGTTGCCGTTGGGCTTGGTGACGGTCAGATTGATCGATTTGCCCGGAACCGGCAGCTTGAAAAAGATCAAGTCGAACCCGGTGGTGTAGTCGGCTAAACTGTCCAGAACCGCGACCGTGCCGTCATCCCCATCCATCACCTGGTCGGTATAGTCCTCGCCCCCCTGGGGCACATCCGGAGGCGCGGCCGCTCCGCGGAACACGATGAATTTGTCGATCGTGCTCGAAATGCCGCCGTAGATTTGGTGCTTGTCCTTGCCGTTGGAAAACAACAGCATATCCCGAATGACAGACCAGCTCGCCGGAACCTGGCCGGCCGCACCGGCGAAGATGACCGTCCCGAATGCACCGGTCGTCACGGTCGGCGGCAGGTTGGTGGCCTCCCAGATGTCGCCGTCGCTCATCTGCGCGTAGAAGTGCTTTTCGGGTACCAGGGTCTTGCTGTACTGGTAAAGGCTTTGGACCTTGTTGGTGGAATCCGGGGTGGAATGCAGCTTGCGCTGGCCCGGGCGCTGCAGGAACCCGGGGTGGGTGTTGCGGATGTTTCGCAAATAAGAGAAAGCCCCCAGGGGAAGGAGGGCTTTGTCGAGCGCCGTAATACACCCGCCCTTGAGGGGTCGGGCGTCGATCTTGGTTAAGTCTTTCACCGGCCCCCCTTTAAATCAACAACGCGCCGTAGGATTTCGCCTCCGGGTGGAAAAACAGCTCCTCGTAATCTTGGTCCTCTTCAGGCCCGGCGTGTTCGCGGAACGCGGAAATCAGCATATCCTTGTAAGCGTCGAGCTCGTCCCTCTTGGGCTTTTCCTTGCTGATGGGGTTGAGCTTGGCGAAGATGGTCGCGCGCGGCGCGATCAGGTGGTGCGCCCACTCCGGGATTTCGGGTACCAGCCCGTAGAAGTCGCCGTCGGTCGGCTCAAATCCGGTGGCGAAGGTGACCACTCGGTTGGCGGCATAGTCGGTGATCAGCGTGTCCCATTCGGCCGTGATGTTCTCCAGCAGCATCCCGTTATAGAAATCAACGGTGGTCTTGGAGTCCTTGGGATCCAGGTGGTAGACGGCCGGAGTGGGCGGCTCTACAATCTCAGCCGTGACAGCGAACCGGCCCTGGTGGATGTCCCGCGGCTTCTTCTTGTAGACCAGGCCGTAGGTGCCGGTGTCGGAGAGATGATCGATCACCAGGGTGCTGCCGCGTTTGTAATACACATACGCGTGCCCCTGGTCGGCCGTGCGCCGGCGCTGGACCTCTTCGATGGAATTGACCTTGATCCCGTCAGAATTCCGCAGGAGCACCAGCTTGGAAAAATCAGAAGGCAAGGTGATCACCGAATTGACGGCGGTCAGGCTTGCCTCTGTCGTGAACGCATCCGGCCGGCGCTTGGCGATCAGCGCGTAGAGCTCGCGGATGGCGATGTTTATTTGGGCGATTAAGAACTGATTCTTATAGGCGCCGATGACGTCGTCGCCGCTGGCCAGGGCGTCGTCGTATTCGTTTACGCCGTACCTGACCTCCTTGACCAACTCAAAACAGTTCTTGTGGTTTGACATCCCATCCTCATTTTTCGGTCACCGATCTAGGCTGCCGACTGCGCTGCCGTTCTCGCCTCGAGCTCGTTGGTCGGGAATGGCATCCCATACAGCCGCTGGTACTTGTCCGCCAGCTCCTCCTGGACTTCCGGGGGTGCGGTCGTGATCTCGGTCCAGTTCTCGGCGACCCAGTTGTGGAAGTGTTTGCCGTTGATGCTGCGTGTCTTCTTGGCGAATTCCGCCCAGTAGGCGACGGCCGCCGGATCCGCCGCGGCTGCCTGGGTTCCCAGCACCTGGCCGACCATCTTGGTCAGCTGCGCGACCTGCGCCTGCAGGAGGGCCAGCGCGTCGTCCTTCTTTTGGAGCTCGCGGTCCTTGGAATCCAGCTCCTGCTTGAGGTCGGCGTGGACCCTCATGGCGTCATCGGAGCTCGAGTAGGGCTCGAACAACTTGATGCCCAGCTCCCGGGAATACTCTTTGATCTGGGCGCTCGGCACGATGTAGCCCTGCTTCTTCTGCTGGCGGTCGTCGTTCATGGTGTTGAAGTCCATGATCTGCTTCCGCTTGAATGCCATGTTACGCTCGCGGCCCTGGGCGGCCTTGCGTTGCTCGCCCTCGCCCTCGTCGCCGTATTCAAGCGTCACCAGGCCCCTGGGGCCCATGACGTTCAACATATGGCGCCCGCGGGCGTCGTCGACGCGCACCTTGGATCCAGGCGGCAGCACGACATCCTCTCCGATGTACTGGTCCTTCAGCGTTTCGTTGGTCGGGTTGAATAGGATGATCGCCATCTTCGTTTCCTCCGGTTGGTTCTCCCGTCATACCTTTTGACAGGCATGGTGGAAGGCGGGTTAGGGTTGAAAGGACACTCCGCGGGGGCGCAGGTTCACCCGGCGGAACTGCGAATTGTTCTTGCTCACGTTGGCAGCCTTGCCGAACGCCCGGGTCAGCTGGATCTTGTCGTCTTTGGTCATGTTCCGGATGTTGTCCTTGGCCTGGGCCCGCTTGTGGGCGCGGTCCTCCTCGAGGTACTTGGCCAGGGCTTTCATGCGGTCTTTGACCGGGATCCGGTGGGTGTCGCTCGCCAGGATCTTGTTGATGTCGCGCTGATCCGGCTGGCGGAAACCCCCGGTGTCGGATTCGATCAGCAGGATCGGGACCGGCGGGCCGATCGCTCGGCGGTGGGTGACGACAAAGTGTTCATGGCCGGGCTCGTAGTGGCAGCCCAGGTCCGGAGAGATTTCCTTTAAGCGCTTCATAAAGGATCGATCCGGTGTGTACATATCATCCTCGTTGGGAATAAAGGGGTGGACGGTCATCCCCGGCAGGAATCACGCCCACCCCCAACGCGGGGGGTGTGCCCGCGAGCTTCAGGGTTTAGGTGAACGCGACCGCACCGACGTTGCTGTAAACGAACCAGCGCGTCAGGCTGATGGCCACGGCGAAAATCGCATCGTCGTTGTCAGCGAAGGTCGCCACATCATTGGTGCCGTCCCAGGTCACGCCGGCGCCGGTGGTGGCGGTGGCGTTGGTGGTCGAGTCCGGACAGATGATGGCGATCTTCTGGCCGATGAATTTCGGCGTGACGTTGGTGATGTCGATGCCGGAGCCCAGGATATGCAGCTCGTAGTCCATGTCGGCCACGGCATCCGCGCCGTAGGTCTTGGCGGCGCTTGCGAGCATGGAGCCCAGGACGTTCTCGGCGATGCCCAGCCGTTTCTGCAAAGAGGGATCGAGGTTGCGCTGTTTGATCATGGTGGTCCTCCGATAGTTCTCCCCTGCAGGCGCAGGATACTTGGTTGAAGATGGGGGCCGGCCCAGTTGCACCGGCCCCCCCGGGGCTTAACGCCCACCGTTAGGCCTTATTGGCCATGGGTTATGTGTAGAGCGCGGGCTCGATCAGGTCTTTCAGGAGCACCAGGCAATTCCGTTGCTCCGCGCCCAGGTTGGTGTAGATGCGCAGGAACTGATCCCACTCATCGTAGCCAGCACGCTGGTGGATCTGCTGGTCGAGGTTGCCCCAGCCCAGCCCGGTCATCTCGTACTTCTGGATCGCCCCATCCGGCTCCATGTACACCTTGTTGGTGGCGAGATCCGGGTCGACGACGATCTTGACCAGGCCATCTCCGGCGGCGAAGGTGAGGGTTTCGTAACCGCCCCTCAACTCGGTCGGAGCAAAACGGACATCCGGCAGCAGGAGGCCGGCATACTTCCGGCGCTGGCCCAGGCCCATGCGCATGGTCGTGATGCGTTTGCCGCTCTGGGTGCGGGCGAGGTCGATGCCCTGCAGCATCAGGTCGATGGACAGCTCGCGGTTCACGCCGCTGTTGCCCAGGACGTTGGCCTTCCACCAGGGGTTGGTGGCGACGGCGATATTCTCAAAAGTGGCCAACAACGTCCCGTCGTCATAGATGCCATCGATGCCGGTCATCTCCACCGGTACGTTGGTGGTGGCGTGGACTGCCTCGCGGGCGCCCATCCGGACCATGAAGGATCCCTGGGCAACCGTGTCGGTCGCAACCGTGTAGGACCGGGCCGCGATGATCGGGTGGTTGGTCTTGAAGGAGCTGTCATTCGGCTCCATCTCGATGGACTTGCCCGCGAAATCGACGCTGGCGACCCGGCTTGCGATCGCTGACTGGTCGATGTTGCCGGCGTTGAAGAAGTCCACCAGCATCCCCGGGACAACGCGCTTGCAACCCATGTCGTTGTTCAAGGGAACGGTCCAGGTGGTGGCGGAGGTGGTGAGGGCATCCGACGCCGCGGAGAGCGTGCCCAGCAGGCCGAACCCGTCGGAAACCGACTGGCGGTTCAGGTCGTTCACCAGGGACTGGTAGATGTCATCTACCGCATCGGAGAGGCCGTCGACAAAGGCCGCGACGTCGCCCTTGGCCGCCTCGATGGCAGGGCCGGTCAGGCGCAAGGTGCCGTAGATGTACTTGGGTTTGATGAGCCCCTGGTCGTACTTGCCGGCCAGCGGGTCAGGCAGGATCTCAGACTCGCGCCGCGCGCCGACGCCCTGGGCGCGTGCATAGCGTGCGCCGAAAACGTAACCCAGCCCGCGGGGGGCCCGGCCGGTCTTCGGGAACTGGTTGTAGGTGGTGCGCTCGTCGGCGAACTGGGCCTGGAGGCCTGCGCCGTAAACGGTCTTGAGGGTTTCTTGGATCGCAGAAAGATCGTGATATACGCCAGCCATTGGTCTATCCTCCGGTCGTCCTCGTTACTTGGGCGCCCAGAGCTTGCTGATCAAGGTGTGCGCCATGGCACGGGACTCCTTTAAATTTTTCGGTTTAGTGTCGGTTGTAACCGGAGTCTGATCGCTGGCGCCGTCGGGTACCTTGGGGATCTCCACTTTGCCGTCGCGATATCGCTTGATCACGACTTGTTCGAACTCCAGCATCCGCTTGATGCCGTAGTCCTTGGCGAGCTTCTTCACCGCGGCCCTGTCTTGAATGTTCACATCGTTCACCGGGTTGTTGACTCCCATGAATTCCTGGATGAACGGGACATACTCGGAAGGCAGCTTTTCAGCTTTGACGGTGGAGGTCACAACGTCGGTGAAGGTCTTGACCGCTTTCCTGGCGGCTTCGGACTGCTGACGCTGTTTGGCCCGCTGGAGATTCTTGTTTTCCCTTTCGGCGGCCTCGCGCTCGAGGCGTGCGATCGTTTGCTCCGGTGTTTCGGAAGCCTTCAGCTTCTCTTGCTCCGCCTTCGCCCATTCGCGTTGGTAGGCGTCCAAAGTGTTCTTGGCCTTCAGCAATTCTTCCGGGTCATAGTCACCGATCTGGCCATCTCTTTCGGCGATGCGGTCAACGAATTCCGCCAGCTCCTCAGGGGAGCTCAGACCGTGCTTGTCCAGGATCGTGCTGATAAGGTCGGTTGTTGCCGGGCGGGACTCTTCCGCGGACTTCCCACCGTCCTTCGCGGCACCGTCGCCAGGAGGCTTCTCGCCCTCTGGAGGTGTACCAGGAGGAGGGGTCGATAGAAGACCCTTCGCCGCTACGTCTACTTGGGTTGAATCGAAAACTGTCATGGCCTTTGCCTCCCCATTGTGGCCTACATCAAAGGCGGAACCCGCACTTGATGGGGCCGGGATTGTGGTTACGATTATGTATTACACTTCCCGTTGTACCAATTAGATCAATCAAGCGCCAATTCAGTCAAACTCTATTTGGCTACGTTGCCATCGGGTTGGTCCCGGCTCCGGCCTCGGATGCCGACCCACCGCCAACGGGTTCCCCTCCCTCGGCCAACATCTCAAGATCCTGGCCGGCGAACTGGGGCGGGATCTCACCGCCGTCGCCACCCCCTATGGGGTCGCCGAATGGGGTCTTGCCCCCTCCGCTACCGTTGCCGCCGCCTGCCACGCCCATGGCCTCCTTGGCGCCCATCGCCTGGGCCTCGTAATCAGCCGCGGCCTGCATCATCTCCTCCTGCTTTTTCTTCTCCTCCATCTGCAACGTCCACATATGATAGTCCATATGGACCAGCATGGCCTCCTGGGCGTTGGGGTCGATATGCAGGAATGCCCGGTCCATCACAAAACGCCGATGCGTTTCATAGTGGACCTGGTGATTGTCGTATTTGAAGAGCGGATCCTCGCTGATCACGATGCCATCCCCCGCGCCGTCGCCGATCGCCAGGAACAACCCGGGCACGACCGGGATCTCGACCATCTCCGGTGGGGCGTTGGGGTCGTCGGGGTCAGGGATCTCGCCCTTCCAGGTCGCGAAGTCTTCCGCCTTGATGTTGGCGACCCGTTCGTTCTCGTCGACCGCCCGCTGGGTGTCGACGTTGCTCTTGTCCTTGAACCCACTCAACCCCATCTTTTTCAGCAGCTCGATGCGGTATTCGGGATCCAGGGGGTTGTCGGCGTTGAAGAACCCGGTTTCGGTCAGCTTGATCAGCATCTGGGACTGACCGGCCTTGGTGCTCGAGATGCCGGATGAGAGCTCGATCCGGATGTCGGTGTTGTTGCGCAGGTTGGCGCCCTTGAACGTGATGGCCGCCGGCCGGCCGCCCTTGTCAGGGATCTTGATCATCCGCTCCTCGGTGTAGCCCTCCTGGGCCAGGATCAGCTGCTTGCGCTTGACGCGCTTGAGGGCCCGGTAGAACCGGTTGACGTCCGGGAGGTGGCCTTGCTCGGCCGCATCCCTCAGGATGTCCACCATGACGCCGGAGGGGTTGCTCGAGGGGGCCTTGCCGCGGAGCACGTTCTTGGGGTCGCCGGCCGCGTCCTGGGTCGTCTGCATATGGATGGCCCGCTCTTCGAGCACCTGCTGGGGCAACGGCTTGCCGCTCTGGATCTCGGGGGCGATGCCTCCGGACAGCAGGCCGTCGAACTGCAGGACGGTCACACTCTGGCCCAGGTGGGTCTTGCGCGACATATTGACGTCGGTGCCCACCAGCACGATCGGCCGGCCGATGCCCTTGCGGTTGACCGCCAGATCCTGGTCGATGTCGTTGACCGTGTTCTGGGGGCTGATCAGGTCGTTGATTCCGCCGTCAGGCCAGTAGCGCCCGGGCACATAGTGATAGTGGAAGTCGGTGAGGCTGTATTCCCAGCGGCCGCTCTCCTCGACTTTGATCGGCAGCCGGTTGTATTTGAAGATGAACTGGTTGCCCACCATGGCCGCATAGATGCCGTTGGGGTTCTTTATGGTCGGCCGGATCTCGACCTCCTTGAAAAGCACCATGTCCTCATCGGCCAGATCGGTCATCTGGTCCAGGCCGTCGCCCTTCCAGGGGCTCACGTTGGCCACCAGCTTGGCGAGCTTGCGCTCGTAGTCGATGATCTCGCGCTCCTGGGCCTCGGCCACCGCGGAGATGTGGAACGTGTCCTCCACCCACTCCCGGGGGCGCAGGCTCTTGATGCCGATGTAGCGCTTCTTGCGGAGGGTATCGCCATAGGTGTCAAGCGACACGGCGAAGGGGCTAACGGATTCCGACACGATATTCCCGGTCGTGATGGGGTTTCCGTTCTTGTCAAAGGTCCAGGCGTCGTTCTCGGTCGAGAGATAGGTGCGGTCGAAGCCGATCCCGGTGATGATCACCCAGATCGCGATCTTCTCGCGCTCGTCCATGTGGCGCTCGTCGTCCCAGGTTTCCAGCCACCGCAGGAATTGTTCTCCCATTTCGGCCGCGACGCGATCGTCCTGGTCGTTGGAATTCGGCCAGATCGTGACCGCATACTCTTTGTTGATGATCAGGCTCTTCATGCTCCGGACATAGTCGCGGATCATGTTGGAAACCGGGGTGGGCGTGTTGATGTTGGGGATCATCCGCCGGAACGTGTTCTGGCCCCTCACCCATTCGAACCATTGTTCGCCCAGGTAATAGAGCACGTTCCGAAACCAGACGCGGTGGAGGATCTCGATCTCGGTCATCGCCTGGATGGCGAAGAGCTTGTCAAATATTTTGCGGACTTTGGTTTCGTCGATCGGGTCTTTCGCGGCCATGGCGTTGAATCTCCTTCAGTCGGGATTCGATCCATTGCCGGATGGACCAGGTGGGTATGGTGATCAGATAGTGCGCATCGTCGATCGCCTCGTTGAGCTCAAAGGCCCCTTTGATTTCGATCGACCCGTTGTTCACCTTGGCGTAGATGACATCGCCAGGCTTGGTGCTGCCGTGCTCCTGGTACCAGCGCGAGATCTTGCCGGCAGTCGGCCGGCGGATGTTCTTGCGCAGGCGGTTGAATATCTCCGCGGCGATGAGCCCCTGCATATCGAACTGAGCGGAAATGCCGCGGGACTTGGCGACCTTGGTGGGAAGCACATAGCCCTGGATCACCCATTCATAGAAGGCTACGCGCTCGACCTGGATGACGTCGGCCACTTCCTGGGTGGAGATCGGGTTCATTTATGGGCCCTCAGGACCAGCAGGAATTGTTCGAGTGCGTTGATCGCGGCGGCTTTGTCGCCCAGGTCCACGCCCATGGGGAGCTGCTTGTCGCTCGCGCCGTTGCGGGTCTTGGGATAGCACATCCGCAGGAAATTCTTGCCCTGGGTGCTCTCGTTGTAGCGGAAGAGCCCGATCTTCCCGCCGTAGTCAGTCATCATCACGCCATCGTTGCTTCCGCCCAACAGGATCGTGTGGAGCTCTTTTGATTCCATCAGTAGCTGAATCCTTTCCGCTTGTGTTTTGGTTTGTCGGCCTTGAACCCGTGTTCGATGGCGTTCAGCAGGCGTTCCTGGGCCTTCGCGTTGCGCAGCGTCATGCCCTTGCCCTTCACGCCCTTGGGGGTGCGGACGGTGTAGCCGTCGTCCTCTTTCTCTATTTTGACTGGCATTTGGTTCCCTCCTGTATGACCAGGTTGTGGATCCCCTTGGTCGTGCTCTCGTTCAGCATATAAACCGCCATGCCGTCAGGGGTCACGCTCGAGATCAGGTACTCGACGATCGTTATCCGCCGCTGCGAGTCAACGAAGGACCGCGTGATCTTCGGAAACCTTCCGCGGCTCACGATCCTGCGCGGCAGCACGATGCGCACGGTGTCCTGTTTACCCATACGATTGCCACACCGCCAGAGCGTAGCCGACCACCAGGCCGGCCACCGCGCCATAGATCAACGCGCACACCAGGCCTACGACGACGTTGCGTCGGTTGCCGATGTTCGCTCCCGGGACCAACAGTCCGATCATGCAGTCCCAGCCTAATTTACCGGCAACCCCAGATCGTCTTGGCGCCCAGTCTGACCATCGTCGGGCTCCTTCTGGCCTTTCTTCTTGCTCCATCCTGCGAGCTCCCTCAGGGTGCGGCGCTTATGGTTCTGGACCTGCTGAATGCGCCTGCTGGCCAAGTAGGCATTAAAGTCCTGCGCCATGAGCCGGTCCATCAAGTTGTCGTGCGCCCTGATCGCACGGGACCGGTCGAGGTGATAGATCACCGCCTGGTAGACGATGACGGCAATCAGGATCAGGATGACAGTCACCAGCCCATAATCAAGCATTTGGATGTCCATTATGGTTTCACCTGCATTTTCACGGGGGCGCCCGGGGGCCGGATCGGGTCGGGCGGTAGGATAAAGTCGTCGCAGGCCGTGTTCGACGGCCCGGTTTCAGACGGCGGCGTCCGGTCGTTGCCCAGGGCGGTGGCGTGCCAGCACCTCTGGACGGTCGTGCCGCCCACGCCGGTCGCCGTAATGCTCATCGGGCCGTAGGTATAAGTCCGATAGCCGTTGACCGGCGCGCTGAGCTTGCTCGGGTCATACGGGACGGCTATCGTGCCAGTTACCGGACCATCGGGCGTGTCCTTCTGGTAAAGCTTCCAGCTGTTGAGCGGGATGGTGCTCGAGCCTTCGGGCGCAATGAACGCTGACTCCTCTTGCTCCCAGGCGAGCGTGACCGGCTTGGTGAGCGAGGCGGCCTCGGAGGCGCCGGCGAGCGCCAGGATGAAAAGCACGACGCAGGCGCAGACCATGGCGATCGAAAGGATTTCGATAATGCGCTTCATGCTTGTTGCTCCTTCTTGTTGGTCAGTTTGCAAAGATAGGTCGATCCGACCTCCAGCATCTTGGCGGCCTCGGTCTTGGTCTTGAAGCGGCCGGTGACGTACTCCAGGTAGCGGGCCTGCATCAGCTCCTGCATGGGTTTCCAGGGGATCCGTTGCTCGAACATGAACGCGCAGCAGGCATCGATCGGATCCTCGTCCTCCTCGATCGTCGGCGCCGGCAGCTGCAGAGCGACCGGCGGCAGCTGGAGGGGCTCCTCGAGATCGTCCAGGGCCTGGAGCACCTTGACCATGGTGGGCACGATGCGGGCGTACACCTCGACGTTCTGGTTCTGGACGATCACCACGCCGCCGTCGCGCTTGACGGCGTTGCTCAAGTTGATGCCCATCTGCTGGTTCGCCTGGACGTCGCTCGGCTGAAAGGCCTGGCTCAACATCTCGAGCATCAGGCCCTTTATTTCGGCTCGCGTGCTCAAGGCACAACCCGGATCAGCCATGGCGCTTGGTTGCCATTAACGAACCCGAACGCCGGGTCAGTCGACTGGGACCAGGGGCCGCATTGCTTTACGCCGTCAATGGTCTTGCAGGCCTGAACCCAGAGCGAATAGGTGCCGATCGTCCGGAATCGTATGGTCGTCGTCGGAACGCCCACCGCGCCGCGGCCGAATATGTTCCCGCTCTCCATCTGGAGAAAATAGTAGTTGTACGAATCAGGGCTATCGCCGGGCTGGGGCTCCCAGGTCAGGCCCTTGATGCCGCCGCTCGAGATCTGGTAGACCTCGCAACTCCCGGTCGCAATAAAGATCGCGATGGTGGCGCATAGCACCATCAGGGCGATGGCCAATCGTTTCACTTGGCTGTTGGTCAGCATGGATCTCTCCTTGAAGAGCCCCCAGGGCCCGCGGCTGCCTCACCTCAGGGAACGCCATTCCCAGGTTGATTCCGCAAGCCCCGGGGGTTTTCGGTTACACCTCGCCTTCGACCGGGGGCTCGACCGGGGGCGGCTCGACCGGCTCGACCGGGTTCTCGTCCAGGGCCACCTGGATCTCGGCGCTCACGCCCTTGGCCTCCAGGAAGATCGCATCGATCTTGGCCTGCAGGTTGGGCGGGACGATCTCGCCGGCCAGCAGGTCTGAGATCTTCTGGCGCATCGAATCCATCAGGGTGTTGAGGGATTGCACGCCGGCCTTGGTGTTCTGCAACTCGGTGATGATCTCTTCGAATGTTGCCATGTTCCCATCCTCCATTCGTTTAAGTGTTTGGACGATCCCGTCCACTTTCGCGCTGAGTGTGGTCAGCGCAACCTCGACGGCCTGGGCTGAAAACCTGACCGTCGCCTTCTTGCCTTCGACTTCAAATGTAGCGCTCATATCAGACATTCCGCGGTCCTCCAGTCGTGCTGGGTCCGGAAGCAACCGACTCGCGATAATGAAAGGGGTTAAGGACGCCGGCCAGGTTGGGTCGAGTGGCGAAGGGCCGGATCTTGATGTAGCTGTTTTTCCTCCAGGCATCTGAAGCCGTGAGGACCGCTGAGCCACCGCCTGACGCGCCAATGCTACGCTCAGAGTCCACCACAATCTCAACATGGATAATAGCATCGGACTCGGCCCCCTTCCAGAAGACAAGGTCGCCGGGTTTATATTCCGATATCCAGTCGCGTCGCCCCTTCTTGAACATATCGTACAGCCCGCCGGCGGCCCAGTCACCACGACGCGGAAGGATGCCAACCGACTGCAGGCACTCGATGGCGAACCCGCTGCAATCGAACCCGGAAGGATCATCACCGCCCCAGATATAGGGTGTGCCCAGGAAATGCCAGGCCACCTTCAGCAGCAGCTCGCGGTCGTCCATGTTATTCCCTCCTCGCGATCGCGGCATTGGCCCACATCATCACCTCTTCGAGCTTGGTGAAGGCGAGGGACTTCTCGCGGGATTCCGGCACCATCTCCTCGATGACCAGGGCGAACGCCTTGGCGTGGCCGCGGATGACCTCGTAACGCTTCGGCTGGTCGGCTTTGGGTGCGTGATAGGTGAAGCGGTTTTCGATCTCTTCTCTCTCCACGACGACTACCTCCTTTCGTATTTAGCGCACGCGAACCAGTTGACCCGGTGATCGGTTGCCGGGCCGCTGGTGTTGTTGCGCAGCTGGCACTTGTAGTAGGTGTTAGCGTACTGCCTGACCTCGAGGCGCTTGCAGGTCTTGCACCGGACGCCGGCCGGCCCAGGGCCCAGCAGGCGCCTGCAGGGGTTGGGATCGATGGCGACCTCGCGCCCCTTGAACTGCATCAGATATCCGTAATCGGTCGGCTTGAGCTCAGTCATCCTTCAGGTTCCGTTCAATGTTCTTTTCGGCGATGCCCTTGATCGTTTCTTTGATGTCGGCGATCAGCAGGATGGCCCGGGCCATGGAAACCGTATGCAGGCAAGTGCCGACCGGGATCTCGATCTGCCAGCCCTGCTTGTTCTTGTAGGCCTTGAGCTCAGCCATCGAGCGCCTCCTTGACGATCTTGTCGACCTCCGCCTTGGCCTGATACTGGACGTCGTGCTTCCAGGCCTGATCCACCGTTTTCATAATCGATTCCGCCAGGTCGACGGCATCATCAACCGTGAGCGTATGCAGGACGTTTTCAATCTGGATGCAGATGCGGTAGTTCTCCTTACTCATCCTCAACGCCCTCGATGCGCCGGCGGAGCTCCTCGAGCTCGTCCCAGATGGCGCGGTGATGCTTTGGGATCTGCGCGAGGGTTTCCTCACGCTTCTTGGCCGCGGCCTTCTTGGCTATGTTCTCCACCGCGATCCCGGTCGCTTTGAACATAACGATGTGTGCGGCCTCGTCATACACATGGTCCTCTTGCTCGGTGTCGATATCCTCGGGGTTGTCCTCGTCCATAGCCAAAGACGGGATCGTGCGCAAGAACTGTTTGCAAGTGCTGTAGACCACCAGCTTCGGCAGATCTCGATCGCTCGCCGGAAGAGCGATGCGCTCGCGGAATGCTCTGATCTTAATCGCTCTGTTAGGATCTCCAGGGCGCAGCGTGAGGCCCTTCTGTTGGAAGACTGTCGCCGTGCTCGGGCCCTGTCCGCCGCCCTTGTAATCCGGCTTCTTGTTCCAGCAGTCTGGGCCGGCAAGGCGAACGATTGGCCGATCGGAAATGCCAAGCTTGTGCTCGCGCTCATGGATTCCATCAGCGATGAGGGAGTCCTCGAGCCGGAGCCCTTCGTTCTCGGATCCGTTCCAGCCATACCATTCGGCGAATCGGTAGAGTCGGTCCTCACTATCACACCACCACCAGCCAATCGAGAAGGGGTGCCCAAAGCCCCAGTCCATGGTCATGTATAGCTGACAGTATTCGGGTAAGGGTATAGGCGCCACGACATGGCGAGCCGTGATTCTGAACGCCTGGCCCAGGTAGACATCCCAGTCGCCATCAAGCCACGCCTTCCGGAGGACCGGGTCAGAAATCCCCATGAGGCGGCGGACGTACTTGGGGTCAGCATCGCATAGGATTCTATTGTCTGCGAGAAAGCTGGGGATGAAGACGCGCGCGGATCCCTGGTCGTCGAACCAGATCTTTCCTGGGGTCTGGCCGCCGGTACCCAGTCGGAAATAGTCCTTGGTGGCCATATGCCCCGGGCCGCCAGGGTTTCCGGTGAAGAACAAATGAGTAGGCACGCCATGAGGCGAGCGATTAGCCCCTCGGAGCTTGTCAACCAGCTTGGCGAACCAGGGGAAGTTGGTGCATTCATCTACGCTGATCTCCGGATACTGGTGGCCCTGGATGTCCTCGAGTTGCTCCAGGCGCTGCATCGCCATCATCACGACCTGGGCGGCGGAATTCTTGAACCGGATGTAGTTGCTCTGGTTCTCGCCCCCGATGCGCTCTGCCGGCAGGCCTGAACCTATCAGCTCATCCCAGCGCCGGCGGAGCTCGGCAAAATCCTTGTACTTGCGCCGGATGATCAGGCCGTTCCAATGGTCCCTGTACAGCTCGGCGCCGGCGATGTGGCGCCCTATCAGAACGTCGCTCTTGCCCCCACCGCGGCTGCCGCCGAATAGGATTTCATCAGCGGGACAGGTTACCGCCAGCAGCTGGGGGCCGGGCTGGGGTGACCAAAACGTCATCAGACCTTTGTTTCATCGAGGCGGTGCTCGCCGCACCAGTCGTGCTCGAACATCACCGGGAAACCGCTCATGGCCGGAGCCCGGCGCCGACAGCGGCCGATCCTGGTCCCGCCCTTGCGGAGCCACCACATACAGGTTTTGCAGCGCATCCCATCCGACCGGTGCTTCCAGGGGTCCGGGTCTTCGGGCTGTTGGCCCATGAAAGTCGGCATCGGAGCTTGCGGGACATCTTTCCCGGTAGTCCCGCCCGATTGCATATCAGGGAACCGCTCCATCACTTCCATCAGGGTTTTGGGCTTTTTCTTTTTCATGGACAGGTCGCTTTCTCCTCTTTCTGGCGTGCCAGGATCGCTTCAGCTTGACGTTGCCACTCCTCGAGGCTCATGGGCCCGGTCGGGAAGGCGACCATCGCCTGGGGGGCCGTAGGGGCCTGCTGCTTATTGTCCTTCTCGAACAAGCCATGATACCGCCCCAGCTCGACAGCTGCCTTTTGGCGGTCGACCAGCTTGAACTTGTAGGTCGTTTCGGTTTCGGGGGGCGTGTCCTCGCCGCTACGGGACCACACCGTGCGTTCCTTCACCTCGTAGCCGGCGAGCGCCTGGGCCTGGCGGTCGGTCATGTTGGCCGGCGTGATGAGCGCCTTGGTTTCCGGGTCGAAGAGCTGATTCGGCAGCACGCGCAGCTGGGTCGTGAGGGCCTCGAGCACCTCGTCGGCGGTCGCGATGTTGGGATTTCCGCGGCGCTCGGCCTTGATGGCATCGATCTCTCTCTGAATACCTACATTTTCCAACAGTTTATACGCCTGCGACGACGCGTAGGATTCCTTGTAGCCCGCGGCCAGGGCGCTCTGGTAGACGTTCAGGTAGGTCGTCGAGTTGGCAGCGTTGAGATAGGCCTCCGCGAACGCCCGGAAGCGCTCGCGCTTCGAACGGGTCTTGTTGGCCATGGCTCAGATCTCCGGTATCAGGCTCAGATCCAGATCGGTGGCTGGCGTGACTTGTACCGGCTTTGTCACCGTGACCGTGTTGGTGAGGGTGGAGCCCTCCGCCATATGGACCTCGGTGATGTAGGTGGGTTTGGTCACACAAGCCATCAAGCCGGCGGCCAGAATGGTTATGTAAAGTAGGTGTTTCATGGGTGTTATTCCTCCGCCTCGTCCATGACGGCCTGGCGAGCCTCGCGGCCCCCCTTGATGTAGCCGCTGGCGCTCTTGCCCTGTTGCAGCAGGCGTTCGCGCTCTTTGCGTTTGCGCTCCTCTTCCGCGGCCTCCTCCTCCTCGGGGGTCATTGCCGCTTCCTTCTTGGCCTTCCTGAGTCCGAATAGATCGTAGCCAGCCACTTGATCACCTCCTTTCGTAAGATGCCATGGGCAATTCGATTGCGTTGAGCTCCTCGAGGGTCGCCGGCAAGATGCCCTCGAACACGGTGATCCACTCGCGGTAGTGCTGGATCACATCGGTGACATGGTCAGGGTTGACCCCCTTCCAATACTCAAACAGCCCTGCGCCCACTAAGAACTTAGCGGCGAGCTCAGAGCACACCGCAAATTTCCCGGTGGCGAAATACTTGGCCAGCGGCGGGATGAGGTTGAGCGGCAGGCGGTGGAACGGATACCAGCGACCCTCGAGATCGGAAACCTTATCCCAGCCGGCCTGGTAGCGCTCCTTGGTCATCAACAGGTTGCGCCCGATCAGGATCTTCTTGCCGGCGTAGGAATTGAATAGGCCGTTGCGGCGGATTGTCCAGAGGGCTTCGAACGTCGTCGCGGTGGGGCCCAGGATGATGCCAGAGTGTGAGTATTCGGCCCGGTTGTCGGTCGCGTTGAAGCGCTCGACTGCCATGATGGCCTTGCCCAGCCACATGGGGTTGGCCGTACAGAAGATGTCACCGGCCTGCAGGATCGGCATTGATCTCCCCTTTAAACAGATTCGATGAGATGTGCATCTTGAGGAACGGGATGGCCCTGGCGAATTCGGGCATGGCCACCTTGATCAGCTCATAGGCCTGGTCGACTATGGCGCCTCGCTTCACCAGGTCGACGTTCTCAAGGGTGCCGTGCTTCTTTTCGAGGATCGCCCGGATGATCTTCAGGCCCGCCATCACCTGGTCGATCATGGGGTCGCACTTCTCGGTTTCCTTGTGCTTGCCCAGCCAGCGCGCCATTTTCATCTCGAGATAGTTGAGATAGGTCCGGATCACTTTTCTGACCCAGTTGGCCGCGTAGGTCGCTCCCGCCAGCGCAAGCGCCCCCAGCGCCGTGTTGATGTTCTCCGTTATCCATTTCAGGTCTTCCATCGCCGTCCTCGATGAATGGGTTGCGGTCAGGATGCGGGAAATCGCATCTCGCTGCCTTGTCCTTGTCGGGATCCTTGGGCTTCTTTTCCTTAGGCTTGCGCGAGGCCCAGATGATCTTCACCGTGCGGAACGTCATCGACAAAACAATGCACCCCATCGCGATGTATTCCGGCAGGGTGCGCATGACGTACCACCATGATCCGAAAATTGCCTCGGGAACGCTGTTGTGGTTGACCGTGTGCCTGACGATCAGCTCGACGGCCTGGCCGACAGCAATTCCGTAGAGCGCAAAAGTCGTGTAGGCATAGATGTCCGATGCCTGGCCAATGGTTATCCACCACCAGGTGAACAACAATCCGCCAAAAAGCGCAACCAGAAAGAAGACGAAGTTATAAACAAATCCGATGTGCTCCAACCTTAGGAATCCTTTGGCGGATCCTGGCACTTGGCGATGCAGTCAAGCGAACACGTTGGGTTTTTCTTGATGGCCTCGAGAATCCAGGTGTCCTCCGAATCGAGAGCGGCCTTCGCGATCGTTTGCAGGCGGTCTGCCTGGTTCTTTCGCTCCTCCGCGGCCTTCTCAATTATAGCCTGGAATTCCGGGTCGTTGTGTGTCCACTTGTACAAGCGCCGTTTGAGCTCCATAAACACACTAATCCCCCCTCTTTCTGCTGGTTTGGCGCTGTACCAGCAATTCCAACAGCGTGAGAATCTTGCTCCCACGCTCTATATCGCCCTGGTTGGCGATCACCAGGGCGTGCATAGCTTTGTCTTTATTGAAAATCAGGCGGATGAGCCAGTAGATTACAGCGAGAAGCGCAGCGATGGCGGGTGATATTTCAAGGGCCCTCAACCAGATAGTGGGGTCAACGGCCCTTAATGGCTCCGCGGCGGTGGCAGCGGCTACGGGTGTTATCAGTTGAAGCACAAGGCCCACCTCCGCTAAGAAGTGAGCGCCGGGGGTGAACCCATTGGGGGTGGGCGCACCCCACGGCGCCCTGGCAAGGGATGGTAGAGTCGGGAGAGGGCCGACCCCTGATGTAGTATAACTCTACCATCAGGCAAGGTGGGAATCAAGTGTTTTTTATGAGCTTGAGAGATAGCCTGCCGCCCGGCCGCACCCCTTTGACCTTGAACATCCCCGGGTAAATCATCGTGCGCTTGTCAATCGTCCGCCACATAATGGCCACCGCCATGCCCTCGCGCAGCGTTCCAGGAGCCGACTTCTCGATCTTCACATCTTGAGGCGGCGGCGGATCTGCCGGCGGGGTTGGCGGGATGGTAGCTACGCCATTCGCCTCGATCTCAGCCTGTATCTCCGAATTCCTCAACGTATCCATATCGCTCCTCGCGTTTGATCCCAATAAGAAGGGCCGCGACCACTACACCGACGTTGGCGCCGACAAAAAGCCCTACAGCAACACCAGCCCAGAACATGGCGCGGCCCTCCAGTTACTATTCGAGAATTGCGCTTTCGGGATACCCCATAAGATTCTCGCCCAACCACCTGGCGATGCGAGTCTTGGTCCCGCGCTCCCACTCGTCGTACTTGGTTTCGAACAACGCCAGATTCACCCCCTTATCACCGACCTGGCGAAGCCTCAAGAAGAATTCCGACTCGTATTGCATGATCTCCGGGAACGTGCGCCGGAACTCGAGCTTCAGGAACGGCGGCAGGTCGGTCATCTCGTACTGGATCCCCTGTTTGGTGGCAACCGACTGGGCGATCCCGGAGTCCTTCATCGTGCTGAGATGCTCCACGCTGATCGAGCTGGCGAGCTTCAGCAGTAAACTGTAGTCCGAAATCTCTTTGCCGTACGGCTCAACGGCGCAGGATTTGAAGTTGACGATGAACTCCTCGGGGGTCATCCATTGGCCGAACTTGAAATCATGGGCGCCCTCGAACCTCGCGTCGACCATGTAATCGCGCCGGCGCTTCATTAGGCGGGTGAACACGCGCACCACCTGGGAATTCTGAACGTGGATAAAAACTTGCTGATTGTCCGGGTTTATGCTCTGGGCCTCGCCGGATTTGAGGTAGTTGACCAGCCCGGTCAAGCTGTTGAGCATGATGGGCTCGATCCTGGGCTCCTCCACCAGGTTGAGCTTGCGATCGGAATAGACGTACTGGCCGATGTCGCGCACCATGGTGGGCGCCAGCTCTATGATTTTCTCGATGGCCTCTTTGATCATACCGGTTCTCCTCTCTCTGCCGTTGCCGGCCGGATGGGGGTGACCCCCTGGTTGAATAGCTCCTGCTGCCGGGTGATGAACTCCCGGGCCTCTCCCTTGCCCTGCGCGTTGATGCCGATGGCCGCCTCGAACGCCTTCATGCGCTGTTTGCCGCGGATGATCTCGAACTCCGGGATGATGGCGACCCTGTTGCGCTCCTCGTTGGGCGTCAGGCGCAAAGTGACCTTGACCTTGCGCGTGCTCAAGTCGTAATCGAGCGCCAGGCAGTTCTTTACAACCTCCTCCAGCATACAGTTGATCCGCTCCGCCACCGTCCCGTCGAGGACGTTCTCGATCGTCAGCCCCTGATTTTTAGTGAACATCATTCCCCCTTTCTGGTTACCATCGGATGTTGGTGTAAAGTTGAAGAAAAATAGTTGAAATGGCCGACAAAATCAAAACCCACTTGATATCGCTGGGCATCCCCACCCCCTCTCATTCAACGTGAGTGCCAAGTGTCTTGGCCAGTTTGAGAACCCGTTGGATATCAACCCCATCCCCCGTGCGCAGCACCGGGGGCTTGTATTCGAGCACCCGCCGGGCCGCCTCCTTGTCGCCGATCAACACCACCTCCCCTTCATCGTAGAGCATGGAATCCTTTGCCCAGCTCCGGTTAAGCTCGTTGGTCTGATGCGTCCTGCCGTAGCAGATCCCGTGATTTTCCAGACCGCCGCGTCGATAGGCGATGTAGGTGTTCACAAAATCCTTGCGCACCCACTTTTCGTTTTCGCCAAGAGCGCTCTCGCAAAAACTGACCCACCCGCCAAAGCATTGCACGACGACCGCCTGGGTTGTGGGGTTGTCAAATACGACGTTACGACGATCGCCCACTTCGCGCGCCGCGGTCATTGCCTTGGCCGCCTCGACCTGGGCCTCATCCTCGATCGGAATCGGAACCCCCAGGACCATTTCCCGGATCTCAGCCGGCTTGGGAAACCACTTCGACCCCTTCACCAGGTTGCTGAAGGCTATCGAAACATCTTTGATGTTCAAGTCCTCGAGCGCTGCGATGTAAAGCCTGATCGCGGGCTCCGACAATTCCCGGCCGTAGACCTCGGCAGCGCCGGCCAGGATCCCCAACAGCTTCTTTTTATCGCGTTCATCCATCACACCTTGCCCTCCTCGATTAGTTTTTCGACTGCGCTTACGGCGCGGAGGTTCGATCTTGTCCGCGCCGGCATTTCGCTGATCCCTCCCTTCGATCTGTTTTTGTATGCCCCGTTCAAGATCTTGGAAAAATTCTCCGGCTTGAAAATCCAGGTGAAATAGACCAACCATTTTCCGGCCCGGCCCGATAGAAAATCAGACATGGCCATCTCCTTGAACAAGTCCGCCCACCATTCCAGGTTTTGGCGCTCCTGGTTTTCGCGCCAGCGCCCCACCACCGATTTCCTGGAGGCCTCCGAAAGGATCTGGACCCTCGGACTGGCTGGCAGGTGCTGGTGATAGAGCTCGATGATTTTTTCGACAGGACAGGGGGGTGTTTTGGGAATGGCCTGAGGCCCGATTTCGCCAAGAGAGTCTACGCTAGTAGACTCTCTTTCTAATTCTTTATGTGTTCTATGTGATTGTTTGTGGCCCCTTGCTGGCCCCTTGCTGGCCCCTTGCTGGCCCTTTTGCTGGCCCTTTTTGTTCTCGCTGATAACCTCGTCATCTTGGTATTCTGACCAATTTATTATACTTACGATGCTAAACTTATTCGATGATTTGATGGCCACTCTGTTGGCCGATTTTAGGCTTTGTAAACATCTCCTCACCGATTTTTCCGAAACCATTGTTTCCTTTGAACAAATCTTGCGTCCAAAAATAAACTCACCTGGGTTTAGTGTGACGGATTGATATCCAACCATTTGATTTATTTGCTTATGAGTTGCTTTCATCAACATCCAACACCAGATCCGCCACACTTTTGGGTTTTGCCAGACATCACTTTTGAGCGTCCTACGCCAAAGCTTGACGTACCCCTCCTCCTTGCCCTCTTCCATAAACGTCCCATCGCCTTCTTTCCAGTTAGGGTTATGCCGCCCTGGCCGGGTTGGCCTTTCGGTTGGCCCGCACGATCTTGGCGCGGAGCTCGAGCACCTGGAGGAACTTGTCGGCCTGGGGAACGGTCCTTCCCTTTTCCCAGTTAGCCGCCACCTCATAGCTGATATCAAAAAATTCAGCAAACTCCGCCCGGCTCATCCCGGACATCGCCCGGGTCTGCCTGATCGTGTACCTGATTTGCTCCCGGAGATCCGGGATCTTCTTTTCGGCTTCCATGGTATCCCCCTTTCAGCCGTACGATATACCCAAATGAATTTGATTGTCAAGCCCCAACCATGGCACGCTTATCGCATATGGTTTTTGTGTACGATGGTATTTTTATATCCTGGTAGCGGTTTTTTATGTACGTTTTTCTATTGACATCACATTTTAGGTGGAGTATATTTGGGCCCTACATAACAAACCACCTCTGGCAAGGGATGGCAAAAAAAATGGAAATCAAGATCAGGTACCAGTCAGTAGACCGCTTCCGCGAATCGCGCAAATTCAAGTCCCTGGCGGGCGCACGCAGATACGCCCAGAAAATGGTCGGCAAGTTTCCGGAGATGGGATTCGCCTACGCGGTTTCCCAGGACGGGATCGGCACGCTCCACGCTGAAGGCTGCCGGCTCGAGGATCTTTTCGGAAATGATAAGCCAAAGACCTGCCAGGTCTGCAAGGGCTCCGGCATCTTCGAAAAGCTGGTGGCGATCGAGTGCCAGGGCGAGCTGCTGGACTATGAGCCGGTCAGCGCCTTTTGTGATTGCGCGGCCGGCCAGGCAGCCAAGGAAAAGCATGAGCGCGAATTCCAGGAAGCGGAAGCCGCCAGGATGAAGTTCAACCCCAACGATCCCAACATTCCATTCTGAGAGGAGAGGACAATGGCAAGGATTATCCAGCAACGCGAGTACGTCGAGGAAACCTATTACCAGCACATCTTTTCGTATCCTGATCGCTCCGGCGCCGGCTACTACGTCGACGCCATAGACGCGAATGGCAACGTGCGCCAGGCGGATGCCGACGCCCTGGGCAAGTTTTTGCTCCAGGCGGCGAACGGCGAGCTCATCTACAACGGCGTGCGGGAACTCCACCGGAGCTGGTGGGAAGACGCCGTCCTGCGCTGCGACTGCGGGCGGGACGTCGTTCTGAGCGGCTTTACAAACACCTGCGCGTGCCACGCGGATTACAACAGCGCTGGCCAGAGGCTGGCTCCGCGGTCCCAATGGGGCGAGGAAACCGGCGAACATCTTTCCGACATTCTCAACATTCGATAGGGGGGTGCATGATGAGAAAGTGCTTTGTGGTTGAATTCGACGACAACGACCCGGCCAGAGATAGCTTTGAGCGTCTGAGCACGGCAATCCAAGACCTCAATCGCGGCTCGATGATTGTCTATCAAATCGAGCCCGGCAAGGTCGTCCCGGTCATCCAGGACGACGTCGCCAACGTCGCTTCCAAGATCAACCGAAAAGAGCTGCAGGACCGGGCCCGCCTGATCATTGCGAACGCACGCAAGGCCCTGGGTCACGACCTGAACGGATCCCTGACCGACCTCCTCCTGGACAACATCCATGAGCTCCGGTCGGTCGCCGACGCCAGAAAGCTTATTCTGGAGATTGGCGAGGTGGCGCGATGATGAAAACCGTTGCCATTCAGGACGCGCATAGCCAGATGCACAACGCCATCACCGACCTGGCAGAGGCCAAGGCCCACCTGGGGTCCATCCGCCGCGCCGCTCTTTCCGACGGCGGACTGCGGCACATCAAGTCCCAGATGCAGAAAATCGAAAACTTGTTGATGGAGCTCCGCGATTACGCGGACACCATCGACTACGAGCTGGACGATCTGAAATACGTCCATGAGAACGGAAATGGGGGTGAATGATGGCCGTCGAACCCAAACGCGGATGCGGTTACCGCAAGGTCGGGGGCCTCTACCTGGTGGCTGAACCCGGGAGCTGGAAATGCGATCGGCTCCCGATCGCGATGGTGGTGTGCCCTTGCTGCGGCGAGGGCATCCGCCAAACCAGGGGATGGAAGTGGATCGACCCCTTGAAGATGTTTGGCTCGCATAACCACTTCGATCCGGGATACTGCGAGTGCCCGGAATCATGCCCGGCCTGCCACCCGGCAAATTACTTTGGAACGGATCCGGAGGTCAACGCTGGGCTGTTGTGGATCGGGACGGCCTTCTACCCCACCCCCCAGGATTTTCTCGCTGAAGGGGCCCAGCTGGGGTTTAGCCGGCGGATTTCGACCCTCCCCAAGGAATTCCATGCAGGCAAGACCTGGGTCTTCCTGGGGCATCCCAAGGCCGTAGTCAAGGCGGCCGACGGCACCGCCCTCGAGGAGCCGGCCCCCGGGATATTCGCGGCGATCAGGCCCAAGGGCGTCGAGCGCATCGTCAAGCAAAGCGAGCTCGACGTCTTCAAGAAGGTGACGCGGGTTGAGCTCCGGTGTTTCAGCGAATTCAACTACGACTCCGACTCTATTCGCAAATTGCAAATAGAGGCGGTTGGCGAGGATGGGATGGAGATCTACCGGCAGATTCAAGGCGACATAAACCGCGGGATCCGGATCGTGCCGGTCCCGGACGACGATCCTGATCATCAGGGAAAGGCGGGAAAATGACTCTATTCAAGATCACATTTTTCTTTCTGGTGGCGGCCCTCATCATATTGGTCGTTATGCTCACCCAATGCCGGGCCGACTGCTATTATGGGTGTAGCGACGACAACCCGCCCGATGATGGCATCGCTTACTGGATGAGCCGCGACGGCGATTATATCCCGATACCGTCGCCCCCGCCGGCCGTCGTTTATGGACCCCCGGTCTACTACCGCAACGGCTACCCCATCCCGGTGGATCCGTACCCACCGGACAATTATTACCGCGGGCACCACCGCCGTGGGCTTTCGGATGATGCCATCCGGCAGCATGAACGTGCGGTTCAACAATATCACCAACGACCCAGATGGTAGGAGGAGAGGCAAATGGACGACAAGATTCTTGAGAGCATCAAAGGCAAGGTCAGCGAGGATGAATTCAAGGCAGTCCTCGACGTCAACAACCGCAACATCGTCGCCCTGGGAACCGACCAGGTGTTCGCTCTCCGCGATAGTGACGGCGAGATCCGCGCCTTCAAACAGCGTGTGCGCTTGTCCAAGGTGGAAGGCACGCTGGTCCAGCCGGTTCCGCATGGGCCCTGGGTCGTGAGCGCCCAGGGTTACGAAGTCCTGGCGGAGGCCGCCGGCGTGTGCGTAATCTTCCCGCAAGACGTTATTGTCGACGGCAATACGGTGCGCAATCCTTACACGCTGCGCGATACAACCAACGGACGGGTGCTCGCCGTCTATTCCCGGGCGGTGGCCTATCGGTTCTCCAGCAAGGGGCTTCCCCAGGTCTGCGACTGGACGTCGATGTTCGATCTCCCCAGCTACCGGCTGATCGACCTGTTGGGAAAGGCCAAAGACGCCCCCACCGCCTTCAGGCTGTTGCCGATCGAGATGGGCCCGCCAGAAGACAAGACGCCAGGTGCGACCTGGGCCAAGTATCCGTTCGACGGGTCCACCACGTTGTGGATCAACACCGCCCACGTTACCGCGCTCGACTGGTACAAGGCCATCATCAACCGCGAGAAAAAGGCGGTGGATTTTTCCCAGACGTTCGCCAGGCGCAACGCCACCAAGCACCTGTTGGGGATCCAGAAGAGCCCATGCTCGCCAAAGGACGAAAACCCGGTGTGGGATCTCACGGTCCTCTGCTGGCGCCCCACCAGCGGGAACCTGGTGAAGTGGGACTATACCAAGTACGTCGACATCCGCAAAAGAATCGAGGGCGCAGCGGGCGGACAGTTCGATATGGACGGTAAGGCGGAGATTAAAAAGGGCATGGATGATGGGGTCGAGCCCGAACCGTCAGAGGTCGACCTCGAAGACGCGATCGACGTCGAGCACTCGGAGGTCGTTCCCGAAAAGCCGGTGGAAGACGTCAAGCCCGCGGAGCCCGAACCCCCCAAGGCACCCAAGCCGGCCGCCCCACCCAAGCCGGCCGCCCCACCCAAGGCTCCGGAGCCCCCCAAGCCGCCGGCGAACGGCCTGACCCGCGAGCAAGCGGCCACCGCGCGCGGTCTGGAGATGAGCAAGACCGCCTTCCCGGACGCCTACAAGAAGGCCCTGATCAAACTGGGCCTGGAGGAGCCGCTCGACCCGGATGAAATGAAGTCGGTCGAGCAAACGATCAACCGCATTCTGGACGAGGAGAACCTGGGATGATCAAAACAGTCGTGGCAAAAAATTTCAAGGGGCGCGATCTGGACGTCGAGATCGGCCCCAAAACGCTGATCGTCGGCCCCAACGGGACCGGCAAGTCAGCAATCGTACAGGCGCTCGAGCTCGCCCTGAACGGGAACGTGTCCGGTGGGGCCCACAAGACCAACCAGGGGATCCTGGAGGCATTCGGCGGGGGCGACAAGCTGACCGTGGAAGTCGGCATCAACGGCGAGGGGCTCACCCGGGTGGGCCGGCAGTTCGCCCGGGACGGCAAGGGCCAGGTTTCCCAGATGTACCTGGTGGACCGCCGCCGGGCGGACGCCAAGGCCTTCGCCGCCACCGTGGCAACCTCCGGCGGCCCCCGGGTGGTGGTGGTGGATGAGATCCTGGCCCTGACGCCGCTCAAGCTGATCTCATACCTGGCGTCGTTTGTGGGCGATGCCGACATCGAGAACCTCCAGGCTCAGATCACGGCCACCAGCAACCGGCTGAACCAGGCCCGCGCCAAGCTCAAGGAGAGCGAGGGTTATATCTCGCGCACCATGGCCGGGATTGCGGGCCTCAACCTGCCGGCCGGAAGCCTCGCGGAGGTCCAGGCGGAGATCAAGAGCGTCGAGGCGGATCTTTCCAAGGCGAAGCGCTCACTCAGAGAGGCCGAAAAGGCGGAGGCGGAGCGACTGGCAGCTCTCGAGGCCGAAAAAGAGGCGCTGGCAAAACAGATCGCCGACGCGGAAAAGAAGGCCACGCAACCGCCGGCGCAGCGGCGCATGGACGACATCCCGGCGTCACTCGAAGGCGAGCTGGGAGGAATGCCGCCCACGCAGCGCACGCTTTACCCGGTAGGTAAAGAGCACATCGGGACGCCGGAGCCGGAGCGGCCCTACTACTACAAGCTTGACCCGATCGAGAGCATCGAGCGGATCATCAAGGCGATCGTCGAGTTTGATTGCCCAACTTGCGGAAATAGCGTCGTTCTGATGACTGCCAAGGCAGAACTGGCGAAATGGAAGACGGAAAAGAGGAGGAACCGATAATGGAGCTGATCAAACAGCAGATCGACGGCCTGACCCTGCGCCTCGCCCAGTTGAAGGCAACCGAAAAGATGTTCCTGCAGGCGTCCGGGCTCGAGGTCCAGGCGGCCAACGCCCGAAAAGAAGCGGAGGGCCTGCAGGCGGAAGCCGAAACCATCAAAAATGAGCTCGCCGACAAACAGCAGGAGCTCGCCGCCAAGACGTCCAAGGCCCTGTCCGGGTTCCTGGAGCGCATGGATGCGGCCCTGCCAGAGGGCCAGGCGTACTTTATCTTGGGCGAAAAGTCCGTTGACATAGGATGGGTCATCAACGGCGTCAAGCGCCCCCTGCAGGCCCTCTCCGGCGGCGAGCGGGTGGCTTTTGATGTCGCCCTCGCCCACGCCCTGGGGGCCGGCATCCTGGTCAAGGAGGTCGCGGAGCTAGATCAAGATCGATTGCATCTGGTCATGGAGAAGATGTTGTCGATCGAACCCCAGGTCGTTCTGGTGACCTGCCACGCCCCGGAAGTTGTCCGGGCGGAATGGACCGTATGCCAAACGTCCTGATACCAGCTGAAAAGAAGGGCGGCCGACTGAAGATCCTGAACGAGGCACTTTACAAGCGCGTCGTCGAGGAGCTCCGGGAAGGCCGCCCCTACGTCATCCAGATCAAACAGGCCCGGCAGCGGACCATTTCGGACCCGCTGCGCCGCTACTACTGGGCCGTCGTCGCCACCATGATCGCGGAGGAAACCGGGCATTCCAAGGAGATGGTCCATGAGGCCCTCAAAATCAAGATCCTGGCCTACAAGGACGAGGCGAGCGGCCTGGTGATCGTCCCGTCGGTGTTTTCGGACGGGTCCACCATGACCGTGGCGGAAAAGAAAAACTTTATCGAGGAGTGCCGGCGCTGGGCCTTCGACTTCCTCAACCTTGCGATCCCTGACCCATCAACCACGGTTTATTAGGAGATCAAAATGGCACAAACTGAAAAAGTATCTTTCGAGCTGACCGCCATCATCCGGGCCGACATCAAGGCCCGGGTCAAGTTCTACGCGAAAACAAATACAGGGCCCATGCTCTGGCAGCGCCTGAACAAAAGGACTCCCATGCCGCCCATGTTGCCGGGTGATACCAAGGCGCTGCGGATGATGTACACCGCCATGCGGTTCTGGATTCTCGCTCACAAGGACTTCTGACCATGTTGAAATTCTACGGGATCTACAGGTCGCCGGCCTACCGGGATTGGGTCAGGAGGCAGGCGTGCGCGATTTGCTCATGCGTCGCAGAACACGCCCACCATGAACCGCTTGGCGAAAACTACGTCGGCGGCAAGCCACCCGATTCCCACTCCATCCCATTGTGCGCCATCTGCCATGAAATCCGGCACCGTCAAGGCGTGGAGTGGATAGAGAAGATGATCAATCCCGAACGCGTCATTATCAAACTTCTAACCCGCTACATCAGAGAACTGGAGGCAAACAATGGTCGAAAGATTAGATGAGGCCCAGCTGGCCGCGGTGACTACCGAAAGCAAGCTTGCCATGGTGGTCGCCGGCGCCGGCGCCGGAAAAACGCGAGTGCTGGTGGAAAGGATCGCTTACCTGGTGGAAAAGCACAAGGTCCAGCCCGCGGAGATCCTGGCCATGACCTTTACGAGGAAGGCCGCCCAACAGATGCGTGACCGCCTCGAGGGCCGGCTGGGGAATAAGGCTCACGGCGTCACCATCGGCACGATCCACTCCCTGGCCCTCAAATACGTCAAGATGTTTGGCGACCGCCTGGGCCTTCGATCTGACAAGGTTTCAGTTTATGGCCCCTGGGAGGAGGCATTCCTTCTGAAGGACACGGCCAGGCGGACCAAGACCCGCGGACCACTCACGGTCATGGAGGAATATTACAAGCACGGCATCCCGCCGGCGGACGATCACCCGCAAAAGCGCCTGTTTGACGTTTTCATGCACTTGTTGCGGCAGAACAACGCGGTCACCTACGGGATGCTGATCGTCGCGATGGGCCTGCTGGTGGAAGACATCGTCAAGCGGCAGATCCATCACCTGCTGGTCGACGAGGTCCAGGACATCGACCCGGCGCAATGGGCAATCATCTACGGGATCCGCACCGCCAACCCGGACATCTCGGTGTTCATCGTCGGCGACATCGACCAGTCGATCTATGAGTGGCGGGGGGCCGCGCCTGAAACCATGCTGACGCTCGATCAGGTCTACCAGGTCTACAAGCTTGAAACCAATTACCGATCGCGTCCCGAAATCGTCGAGGCAGCCGACCGCCTGATCCAGCACAACATCCGCCGGATCCCCAAGAGGATGGTCCCGCACCGGGAGGTCAATAAGAAGTTGCCAGCCCTGCAGGTGCTAAGCGGAATTGATTCGGCCACCGCGGCCGGGCTGATCGCGGAGATGCATAAGGAGGGCTCGAGCGTCGCGATCCTGGGCCGCACCCACTTCCTGCTGGTCAAGCTTTCCCAGGAGCTCGAGAAGCTCAATGTCCCGCACCACTACTGCGGACGCGAGGGCAAACTTCTTCAGAGCGAGCCCTTCCGGCGGTCCCACGCCATCCTGCAGCTGCTGAACAACCGGTATGATAATTTCAGTTTTGCGCTGGCGCGTGAAATCCTTTTGGTCACCGATGGCCAGTACACCAACCTGATGGCGCGTGCGGCCGAATCCGGAGTGTCACATCTCGAGGCCTGGCTAACCAACTGCGAATTGAAATGGGCGACCTTCTTTGAGCTGGGCGCCAGGAGCACGCTAAGCGAAATCGTGGGGGTGGTCCATGGACTAGTAGACGGTACCGGATACGACGTCGCGATGTCGCTCCAGCTGGCGGCCTCCATGGGCGAAAAGGGCATGACGCTCGAGGAATACCTCGAGTGGGTTGCGACCTACGACATCCAGGAAGATGTCAAGGCCGATCTCGACGGCGTTCAGCTGATGACGATCCACGCCGCCAAGGGCCTCGAGTTCCCCACCGTGCTCCTGGTGGGCTGGAATGAGGGTCTGCTGCCGTCCTCTCAGTCGATTCCGGACGAGATCGAGCAAGAGCGCCGGCTGGCCTATGTGGCGCTCACCCGGGCCGAAAATGTATCGTATGTGACCACGCGGCCTGAGTCGTCAGAGGACAAGCGCGGCAGGGTATACGTCAACCCGCCAAGTAGATTTATACAAGAACTGGGGGTGATCGATGGGGATCTATAAAAAGATCGCTGAAATGTTTTGGTACGACTACTCGATGGAGCACGCTCTGCCGCCCCTGGTCCACACCAAGGTCGAGATGGCCGGCCTCGGCGAGCACTCCATGGAGGAGGTCTTGATTGCACTCCTGAAATGGATGCAAGCCCGGCAATCAACTGGACCGCTCCGCGACCTGCGGCTGGTCCGCAACCAGACTGCGCAAGCCGCGGTCGATCATATCATGGGGGTGAGCGATGAGAGGACTACCTGAAAGATCAAGAAAGATGCATTGCAGCTTGCTGGAAGAGATGTACACCGGCCCGGATACCATAAACCGAAATAAAATCATCGCGTATATGCGTTTAAGGCATCCAGATGAAAAAATCGAACACATTCAAAACGTCTGGCATCATCAAAGAAAAGCCCTGCTGAGCATCGCCATCTTGCAGCTTACCCCAACAGATTACAGAATCCTGAAACGCGACTACATAGGAAAGCGCCTGGAACGGTTTTCTTGCGAAGGGGCGAAAAAACAGATCAAACCGAAAAGGCAGAGATCTCCAAAGCGCGAGATTGAACCGTCGATCACGGTCACCGACTTCCACCATCAATATTCCACGAAAGTTATTCCGCCGCTACCTGCCGTCGTGGGAGAAAGCTATACCGACAAAGTTATCCGCGCCATGGCCGCGACAATCAAACAGCTGCGCCTTGAGATCGCGGAGCTGCTTGATGAAAGGTCGAAAAGCCTCGCGGTGATTCACGAAGCAAGCGCCGCGGTAGCGCGATCCAAAGAAAGTGTTTTGGCCTGCAGCAGGCTCCCGCCCGGAATCGACTTAGAGGAGCTCGGTGTAACCGTTGAACCAATGGAGGTGGTGTTGTGAAAAAAAACCATGGGCCGTTGTTTACGTTCCATCCGGATGGCAGGATCACTTCAGAAAAGTGGCTCTTGACCATCGAAGAGGCGTCCTACGCCCTGGGGTATAAAAAAGAGTACCTGCAGAAACAGGTGATGCCGTCGGCAAAAAAGGGTTTCGCCATTCAGCCGGTGCGGATCGGAAAGCAAGTCAGGTTCCGCCTGCTGGACATTGTCAACTATTTGAAGGAGAGGGAGGATGCCGTACCCAAGTAGGCCAAAGGAATTCGACAACCCAAAAAAATCCAGATGGAATGCCGGGTTATTAACCGTGATGCAAGAGGCCCAGTCTACAGGCGGACGTTCCAGGGATGGGTTGCAATTCGCGGTCGAACAACTTCAAAAACCAGTATCTAATTTTTTTGCGACAGGGAGGTTTATGGAAATTGCAGCGAAAGAATTGAAAGCGATTTCAGACGAGGTCAAGGAATGTACCGAAACTTTGAAAACATCCTACAATGACGTCAGAACGGCATTCGGTATGCTGGAACCAAATCTGTTGGATACCATACAAAAGATCAGGGCTTTTAGGCAGAACATCACCATAGAATTCAATAAATCCCTGAAAGAGATGCAGGATGTGCGCAAATTTTTTCTTGAAAAGGACTACAAGGAGGAGGTCGAACGGCTGGAGAGGTTCGCCACCATAGCAGAACGAATCAAGGTGCTCATGGACGATGGCACGCTGGAGGCGATATCCGATGTGATGCTGAAGTTATCTGTCAAAAAAGGAGATCCAGATGGGCGCACTTAAAGGCAAGGCATTGCGTCGAGCGATGGCGACCAAAGATGCACACCGGTTGAGCAATAAGATTCCGTTGATCCAAGATACGACTGAACTGGTTACGCCAGAAATGGCCGAAAAACTTCTACGCGCCAACACCAACAACAGGCCGATCAACTGGAATAAAGTCGAAGAATACCGCAAGATGATGGAGGCCGGAACCTGGAAATTCCACGCCCAGGGAATTATCCTAGACGCCAAGGGGAATATTCTTACTGGACAAAAGAGGTTGTGGGCGATCGTGTATAGCGGAATTCCGCAATATTTGAGGATCAGCCGCGGCAGCCCTGCTGATACGGCGAGCTTGATAGACCGCGGCACTCCACAAAGCAGCAGGGATTTGGCGTCAAGGATTTCAGATAGAAGGCACTCTCCTGTCGAAGTTAGCATCATAAGGGCGACCATGGCGGCGGCCGGTAACAGCAAGCCCACGACTGATCAAATAGCTGACCAGCTTGCTCGGAACGCGGACATACTCGCGGTTATCATGCAACAGACCAAGGGAATAAAAAAAACAAAAGAGCTGCTTATGATTCTTGGTGCGTTTATTTTTCTTAAAAACGCCGGTCGGCTTGGAGAGCTTGAACAACTTGGCGCGAAGCTATCAAAAAAAATGGACCCGATTAAAGTGGATGCGTGCTGGAATAAGGGCGCAGCGTTTATACTCGCGATGGAGAAGGCCGTATCTGTCGTAGACAGGGGGGGCAATGATTAGACACCCACCGCGTAAACCAAGTGAGTATTTGATAGCCCCGGCAGGTGGACCGGTTCCTGATCCGAAACGAAACCCCACCCGTACGGATTCGATCGAGGTCCGCCTGGATCCCCAGGACATCAAGTTCGCAGACTGGGTGGAGGAAGAGCGCCACAAGATCTTTTCCCATCCTGGCCGGATGGGGATCAAAAAAGAGTTCCAGCGCGAAGCGCACCACATCGGAGCCCGCTGCGAGGTGGCACTCAACAAGTGGATGAATATTTATTACAACGGGACGATCGGAGTGTTTGATCGCGGAGATTGCGGCAACTGGTTCGAGTCCCGCGGCTCGAAGCATTTTCATATGTGCCTACGCTTAGACCCGTTGCGCAATCCAGAAAAAGAGCCGGGCGACTGGCCTAACAAGATTTATGTCGCCATATGCCTGAAGAGGCCGGATCTAGCTCTTCTGCTGGGCTGGTGCTGGGGATCTTTTGTACAAGATCACCCGGAGCTCTTCAGTAAAAAGGGCCTTGACCGGGATTTCCCGTCCTGGTGGATTCCCCAGGATTTGCTCGAATCACCGGAGCTGCTGGAACAATTCCGCCATGTGCCCAGGCTGCCGGGCATGGACAAGGATCCTTGAAAAAGGGGTGAAATATTCCAGGTACCTGTAATCATTAACATAAAATAGCCTGGTGGCAACCTGCTGCCAGGCTATTTTGCTTCCAAAACCAATTATAACTATCCGATATCACTCCGGATAATACCTGTTGACTTGCCGGCTATAATATAGTATAATGATATCAGATGGTTGGGATATTTCCAACCGATTGGGGATCTTTGACAACTGGCAAGGGAGGTGTGGTATGGCGGATGTGGTATGGGCTTTCATCGAGAGGATTGGCAAGTGGAAGCCGATCGAAAACGGGAAATTCAGAATCATCAACCGCGGTAAGCACAAGGGGTGGTTCCTGGTCCGATACATGGTCGGCAAGAACCGCTGGAGGCCGGCCCTGACCAAGACGATCAGGGTGCCTAAGTAGGGTATGGGCCAGGGAAGATCGCCGCGTGGCGGTCCTCCCTGGCCCTGTCTTTTTGGAGTTTACTGGACGTTCAGGTCCAGGGTGAGCACCGCGGCGTTGGCCCCACCGGTTTCTGTCGCCCGGATCTTGATGAAGGGGGTGAGGACCGGGGTGAAGGCGTACGACCCGGACCCCACGGTCAGGCCGGTCGCGATGTCGGAGGCGGCCGCCGGCTCGATGAAAGGGCCCTCCTTGGTGGGGGCCGCCAGGTACTCGAGCTTGACCGTCCCGGTCCCGGTGATCGTGTAGCTCACCGAATACCGCCCCTGGTCCAGGATGTGCCGGAGGTCCACCACTTCAGATTCCTTGACCGCGGACGCCGCCAGGGAGTGGGCCGTCAGCAGTCGATTGGTCGTGATCTGGTTCAGCATCGGACCCTCCTATGCGACGTTCAGCCAGACGTCGGCGTAGTCGATTGCGCCCGCGTTCAGCTCGGTCATTTTGATCTTCAGGAAAGGCATGGCCGCGATCGGGGTGAACGCCGCCCGGCCCACTTTCAGATCGCCGATCAGCCCACCCGTGTCGGCGATCGGACCCGGGATGGCTTCGCCGTCGTCCTCGTCGGCCAGACCGGGAACGGCAAAAGTGAAAGTCGTCCCATCCGGCGCGCTTGCCACCTTGTGGATGCCGTTGTAGTCGATGTTTTTCATCCCGGTCACCAGGGCGTATTCGTTGGCGATCAGGTTGTGGGCCGCCCCCGTGATAATGGTCGCGACCTCGCTTGCGATTTGCCTGGAGGCCGATGCGACCCGGGCCCCACCGCCGGCGACGCTCGCGATGATGTCGGCCGCGCCCTCGGTGAACACGCCGTCTTTTGTCGGCGAGGTGAAATACTCGAACTTCAGGCTGCCAGCTCCGGCGAATTGCCAGTTGAGCGAAAACAGAAACAGGGGCGTGATGTACCGCAAGTCGATTACCGGGCTTTCCACGTTGGTGTTGATCAACATGGACTTGCCCTCCCAGAGCTTCATGGTCACGATGTTATTCATGCGCCTCCTCCTACTTCAGTAGTTTGATGCCTTCCCTAAGGGTCATGCCGGTATCCTCTTCCTCCGGCGGCTCCTGATTGATCATGGCCTTGGCCGCCTCGCGGGTTTCGCCGCGGTACGTCCGGTTGTACCACTCCTCGGCCAGCTGCAAGCGGTAGAGCTCCTCCTCGCTCAAGGTTTCCTTGAACTTGGCCTGATCCTTTTTGGCGAGCTGTCCCAGGGGGTGGGCCCGCTTGATGGCGCCGATCTCCGCCTTCTCCGTTCCGCCCAGGTCGCGGTACCGCTGCAGGTATTTGGCCGCGGCCTTGATGTCGCCAAACTTCAAGGCCTGCTTGTAATAGTACATGGCATCGGCCTTGTCCTTTGGATCCGGCCCGGCGTCCTGTTTGTAATCGGACACGATCCGCGTCACATCGTAATAGGCCATCTCCCCGGGGTCCGATGTGTAGGTCAGCAGGCCCGCCAGGTCGTTAAATATTTGTTTGTAGATGTCGTCGCCACGCTTGGGGCGGCCGGCCGCCCAGTTGTAAACGCTTCCCAGGCTGAAAGTGCGTGCAATGTATTCAACCCGGTCCCGGATTGTCCGCGGATGGAACGGATCCGGGTAGAACGATTTGCCGCTCAAGAGCTCGGCAAATGCCTTGACGTCAGGCCTGACTGCGCCGATGACCTTCTTGGGGGTGGCCAGCAGCATATCTTTGGCCTGGTCGCTGATCGACTTCTTGCCGGCGATCATCTTGGTGACATCGGCCACCGCGGTTTCCAGGCCGAACCAGGAGAGCGCATCGGAGAACGCCCCCTGCAGGCGCATGGTGATGATGCTGCCATCCTCGCGCCGGCCAAGTATCAGATGCATCTGATACT